GGCCCGACCGACAAACTGCTGGCACGGGAACTAGCCTGCTCGTTGGACGAAATCGTCACCACCCTCGCCGCGCTGCCTACGATGCAGACCCGCAGGTTCCTGCATCTCGGTATCAGGGCCGACGACATTCTCGCCAAAGCCCGCGCCGCCGGCCTTCTGGATACCGTGGAAACCAACAAGCTGGGGAGGGCGCCCGTAACTGGCCAGCCCCAGCCCTCCCTGCCGACGAGCCCGGAGCTGCGAGCTCGCGATTTGATCGACGCCCTTTCGAAAAGCGTCGGCTTTCCAGAAGGTCATATCCTCGTTAAGGGCGACTCCTTCGACGAATGGCATGCGAACCCCCAGGCCGTTTCCATCATCGCCGCCGCAATCAGCGCCGCCGAAGCAAACGCCAGGGCGGACGGGCGGATGGCGCGCACCGAGGATGCCGACAACATCCGCCACGATGCCGTGCTGATCAAGGCCGAGTTGGGGCGGGTCCAATCCGCCCATGGCGCCTACGTCCTGCTTAGAGATCCAAGCGGCATGATGGCGCTGCTGTCGTCAATCATGCGCCAAGCCGACGCCTTGAAGGCGCGCCCCGCCACGGAGGGTGAGTGATGGCAACTATTCTCCGCCAGGTGTTCCACACCGCCCACAAGCAGCACGACTGCTACCGCTGCGGCCATCCGATCCGAATCGGTGACCGCTATCTCGCGGTGACCTTCGCCAACGGCTTCCGCGACGGCTGGACCGGCGTCCGCTACACGAAGGCCTGTCGCCATTGCCAGCCGGATTACCTGTGCCAGTGCGGCGAGTGCGATTTCGTCGTCGAGGCCCAGCCGGCCGAGCCGATCGCACCATGGCTGGAACTGCTGACCGTTTCGAGGGAAGCGTGTCGTGCATGACCCCTCACCCATGCGCGCCGACCTGGAACGCATCCTGTCGCTGGCTGTCACCGAACGCCGGTTGAGAGATCATCCGAACTGGAAGACGGCGCCAGAGGCGGCGTGGGAGGAGCACGGCGAGGCGGTCGAAGCGCTCTACGCTGAACTCTACCGCCAGATCGACGTTCGGACCGCCAACGGCGAACCGCTGAAGGTCCCGCCCAAGCCGCCTGCCCCCCGCAAGGAACTCGAAAAGCGCGTGATGGCAGCCCTGAAGGCCGAACTGCCCGGCATGGTGAGGAGCATTATTGATGCCGCCTGATTTTCAGACCCGATCGAAGACCATCCACATGGCCAAGCTGGTCGCCCCGGATGGTCGAGTTTCGGCGGCGTGCTTCACCTCCCCGCGTGCCATCGACTTGAGCCGCGCTACGTGGACTCTCCGATCCGAAGCCGTGACCTGCTCGAAGTGCCGGCGCGCGCTCTCAACTCCCATCAGCCCCAAGGAGACACGGGATGCAAAATGACCTTTCCGTCATCTTCTCGGACCAGATGGCCCGCTCCCTGTGGGCTGGCCTGAAGACGCAGACGCGGCGCCTCGCTCGCAGCCCCCTCGCCAAGGCCAAACCCGGTGACCGCCTATGGGTTCGTGAGGCTTGGTGTCCGGCCAACTCCGCTCGCGGCCCTTGTGTCTGCTACAGGGCGAACTTTCATCGCTGGTATCCGGAGTATGACGGTCCGAACTATGGGGCAGGGCCGTCTTTCGACTACTCCAAGTACCCGGCCGGGGAGGGCGCATGGTCGATCTGGGCGGGGGACCTGGAGTCGGGCAGCGAGAAAGGCTGGCGCCCCTCGATCCACATGTTCCGCTGGGTCAGCAGGATGACGCTGATCGTTGAGGAGGTTCGGTATCAGCACCTCCACGACATCAGCGAGGAGGACGCCATCGCCGAGGGTGCGGGCCAGTACACCAGCCAGACCAAAATCCAGCGCCCCTTCAATCCGGACTGGAAGGGGTCATACCGCGCCGGCTTCATGGCGCTGTGGGACACCCTCCATGGCGCGGAGTCTTGGAACGCCAACCCGGCTGTCGTCGCCCTCACGTTTCGGGTGACCAAGGCCAACATCGATGGAGGATGCCGTGCCGGTTGAGAAGATGGACATCGAGCGGTTGGTCGAGGCCGGCGGTGATGGGGGAGGGTGGCTCGGCTTCTGGGCGAAAGGGCATCACGATGTCGGCGCCTTCCTCGACGCCGCGGCCTCTGACGACTCCTTATGGGATCCCTACGGCCGGCGACCGGTGGTGTCCCCCTGGATGATCGTCCATGGATGGTGGAGGGTCGTCCCGATCCGCAGCGAGCCTGGGATGTTCGAGTATCGCGACGCCGCTCCCAAGTCTCGCGGCGCATTCCCGGTCACCCACCTCAACATGTCAGAGGTCTATGTCATCCGCTGGGAAGCCGAGCGCCGATGGACTGACGCGGACATGTGGTCGGCCGCGGCCGACTACAGCCTGGAGCATTCCGAGACCGTCTACCGGGCTATCAGCCTTACGGCCCGCCGCAAGGTCGGAAGCCTGATCGGTCTGAACCGCGAGGACGCGCTCGCTCGGAACCGCGTCCAGATGCACGGGACCAACGACCACCTGAAGCTGGAGCCGATCCATGGTGGCTGACTCGTTCGGCCAAGCAGCTCCACGCCACCCCATCACCTTCCAGGAACGCGTTGCTCACGCGCTCTGCGCCTTCGACATCGCTGGTGGGGAAGGGCGCATGACCGACGAAGAGCTTGCCGAGCTGGATGAGCTGCTCGCCCTCGCACGGCAGGTCCACGGTGTAGAGAAGGCGTGGAGGAAATTTCGACACATCCAGGCCTTCGCCCGGCTGGATCGCGACTTGCGGCATCGAGAGGGTGGGGCCGTCATGCACGCTCACTTGATCGCGGCCGACTGGCCCAACTACCAGGGGGCAGCTGACGCGGTGCTTTCCGTCATGCTGGAGCGGCCGGAAGTTGTGAGGGAGATCCTGTCCGAGACCACGGCGGGGGAGGGGAGGGATAAGGAATGACTCTCGACCTCTTCGACGCAGCCCCGTCGTCGACGCCGGCCATGCTTCATGCGCCAGGCGGCAAGGTGAAGACGGCCCTCCCTCCCGGTCTCCACGGAGACGCTGCCTTCAGCCCTTGCGGCCGTTATCGCCACATTCTCCGCCGATGGGTCGGTGATGAATTTCCCGCCCACCACTGGCTGCTGATCGGAATGAACCCGAGCACTGCAGATGCAGCCTTCAACGATCCCACCATCAGGCGGGAATGGGGGTTCACCGTTCGCGAGGGCTACCTTGGTTTCGTGAAGGCCAACGTCGGCGACTTCCGCGCCACCGATCCCGCATCCCTCAGCGGAGCAGGAGTTGAGCCTCGGTCTGGAGCAAACCTGCCGGCGATCCTGAGTGCAGCGACAGCGGCGCACAGGGTGGTGGCGTGCTGGGGGAATCTGCCGCGCCCCTTAGCCGTCTTCGGTGAGGAGACCGTCCAGATTCTGAAGGAGTCCGGCGTCGAGATGTGGTGCTTTGGGACAAACGCTGATGGCAGCCCCAAGCACCCCCTGTACCTCAAGGGCACCACACCCTTGGTTCGATTCCGAGATTAGGACAAAGCCGCCAGCTCGGCTTCCAGCTGCGCCTGCCGCTCCTTCCAACGCTTTACCTCATCTTTCGCCTGCTTGATCTCCCGCAGCAGTTCTGTGCGGCGATCGGTTGATGGGGCAGGGGAAGGGGCTCGCAGGCGCTTCTTGAACTCCGCGATTTCCTTGCGTTGCACATCAGGCCGGATCAAACCCTGTTCAGCGGCAGCTGAACGCTCTTCGTCCGTGAGCGTAAGCACCTCATAGGCCGTCGCATAGGAACCGGGCATGGTGTCCAGCGACAGGACGTTGGCATCCAGAGCCGCAGCCACCTTCATCATGCGGTTGCCAGTGCTGTAGCGGAACGGGAGATCGCGCTCCACCATCTCCATGAACTCGCCATGCTCCAAGGTGGTCTTGGCGTGATTCAGGTAGCGGCCGATGGCGATGAAGTTTTCCTCAGCCTGAGCCCAGAGCCGGCCGATAGCATCCGCAAAACTCGCACGTGTGCGAAGTTTGCCGGGCGCAAGAGGTCGCGAAAGACGCGGGGCCGGGGCATCCGACGGGCTCAGAATCTCCGTCGCCTGTTCTGCAGTCACGATCCGTGGGGTAAGCTTCTTAGCCATGGAGCAGAGCCTCCACGGCGGCACCCAGCTCGGCATAGTCGCCGCGGACCGCGGTATCATCCAGTGGCAGCCCAGCAAAGCTGTAATTCTGATAGGCCGCGCGGAACGGCACTTCGGCGTTCAGCAGGGGAACGTTCAACGCCTCCAGTTGGGACTTGGCGAAGCCGAAGGACTGGGCCCGCTTGTTCACCTGCATCAGCACCACCGCGGCCGGGATCGTAGCCTTAGGATTCCGGCGCTGGGCCAGCCGGCGTTCTGCAATGACGTTCTGGTAGGTTCTGGCCGCTTCGAGGGTGTCCTTGGCGTCGGGACGGCTTGGAATCAACACCGCATTTGCCACAGCGATCGCATGCACGAGGCCGCGAGCGAGCGCGCCAGCGACATCGATCACCACGAAATCGGACCGAGCTTCAGCTTCCGCCGCTCGCTCCACGATGTCGTCTTCATCGATCGCTGTGCAGGCGATAGACGCCCCAGAATTTTTGATCCACTGCGTCAGGTTGCGATTAGGGTCGACGTCCAACAACTCGACCGACCGGTTGGAGCGACGCCAGTGGTCGGCGAGGCAAAGAGAGAGCGTGGTCTTTCCCGGACCGCCCTTGGTGCTGGCGCAGGTGATGATGGGCATGAGCTTCCCCCGTTTTGCCGGAGGGTGCGACAGGGGAGGGGAGGGTGTCAACGTCGACCTTCTGGGGACTTGGGTGACGCCTTAGGGCAAGCGCCATCTCACGTAGGAAGGGCGCTGAGCCCCGTTTAGGGTCTGCAGTCGGCCGTTGTGAGACTGGGGACTTGGGTGACGCCTACCGAAGCCGGCTAACAGGCGGGCGGCTCGGATGCAGCACCACTCCAGTGTCTTCGATCGACACCACCGCACCATCATAGGCGGCCAGGGCCTTTTGAAGATTCGGAATGAACTTGTGCTTGAACTGACGGACGAGTTTGTAATTTGTGCCAAACTGGGCGTGCAGCGCAGCCCAAGTTACCGGGGTTGGTCGATCCACGACGCGGAGTCGATAGGCCAGCCAGATATAGACGTCGAGAGCGACCGCATCGTCGGCCAGAGCACGCACAGCTTCATCCAGTAGCGGCACAGCGTGTTTCTTCAGGTGCCCATAAAAATCGGCGTCTAGAACGACTTCATCGTCCCAGAGCTGAGCCTGGGCATCACCTGCGCCGGCACGATAGAAGTAGCCGCTCTTGATGATGTTCTTTGCTTCGAAGCCGTCTCCATGCGCGTTTGACCAGAAAAATCGCATTGAGCAGGCGGCAAGCCGATAGATCTGATCCATCAGCAGCGTTCCAGTCTTACCACCATACTCACGTCCAAGCTTCCCGGTGACGAATTCCCGGAGGGAGCCACCAAGCTCGATGTGCGGGCTGCTGTTTTTGACGGCTTCCGATTGCAAGTAAATCAAGACCAACCGCGCATAGCTGCCGTATGGAACACCAAAGCGGCGGATCCGATTGTTGATTTTCAGAGTGCCAGGGTCGATAGAAAGCGTAACGTCATGCCCTTCCTTCACCCAGTTGTCGCTGGTAGCCAGCTGCCGGTAGGGGAGGGCGGTGAGGGCAAAGCCCGAATAGCTAAAGCCTGTCTTGTTCTCTTCTGATGCGAGAACCTGTGACGCAATGTCGATAGCAGGGCGCAGTTCTTGCGGAGCAATTCGTCGGGCCTCTTCGACGCCGTGAACCTGGATCAAGCGTCGAGCTTCACTCATACCAACCTCCATATCTGCTGGGATCATGGCTGCCCTACCGCAGACCGTCAAGGCGGGGACTTAGGTGACGGGGCTATTTGAAAGCTTGTAGACTCTATCTGTAGTATGCGTCACCAGAGTCCCGTGGATTAAGCGAGTCGCGTCACCCAAGTCCCCATGTCCGTCACTCTGGTCCCGTGGACATAGCCTGCCGCTGTGGATGAAGGCCGTAGGCGTCACCCAAGTCCCCGGCCCGAATCGGATCCTGAGAGACGAGCGCTCCAGTTTCAGCTGTCAACCGCTCTTTGTTCTTGAAAAGTTCCGGAACCCGGACATCCTTCCTACGTTTACGAAGTCGCGCCTAATGGTGGGAGGAGGGGGCCGTGCCAGCATTGACCAACGTCGGGTTCGAGCTCCACCTGGAGCCCGTCGAGATGAGCGTATGCGAGATTTGGATGGTTGAGGCGAATGTGCCGGCCGGTTTTCCGTCGCCGGCTGCCGACTATGTCGAGGGTCGGCTCGACCTTTCTGAGATCCTGGTACCGCACCCCAGCGCGACATTCACCTTGCGAATCAGCGGACACTCGATGTCGCGCGCCGGCATCCATGATGGCGACTTGGCGCTCGTCGACCGCAGCCTCACGGCCAGACACGACGACGTGGTTGTTGCGGTGCTTGACGGTGAGCTGACCTGCAAGCGCCTCTTGCTTCGGAGCGGCCGGACCTATCTGGCGCCAGACTCCGACGATCGTGCATACCAAGCCGTGGACGTCACGGGGCGGCCCGGATTCGAGATCTGGGGAGTGATCTACAGCACCATTCGGTTCCACCGGAGGTGATGGCTATGGCGCCGCGAGCGATTGCCCTTGTCGATTGCAACAACTTTTACGTTAGCTGTGAGCGGGTCTTCCGGCCCGATCTTGAAGGCGTTCCTGTGGGCGTGCTGTCGAACAACGATGGATGCTTCGTCGCGCGGAGTTCCGAACTCAAGGCCCTCGGCGTGAAGATGGGGCAGCCGCTGTTCGAGGTGAAGGATTTGGTCCGCCGGCACAGGGTTCGCGTGTTCAGCAGCAACTACGTGCTGTACGGCGACATGAGCCAGAGGGTGACCGAGTGCCTTCGCGGGTTCACCCCCGCCCTGGAGAACTATTCGATCGACGAGAGCTTTCTCGACCTCTCGGGCTTTCACGGCCGTGACCTCTCGGCCTATGCATCCGAGATTCGCTCAACGGTGAAGATGTGGACCGGAATCCCGACGTGCATCGGCATCGCCTCCTCGAAGACGCTCGCCAAGCTAGCGAACCACGCGGCCAAGAAGTCGCTGATGGGGGAGGGCGGGGTATGCGACCTGACGCACGAGGGAGACCGCGAGCAAGTGCTCCACATGGTGCCGGTGGAGGAGGTTTGGGGCATCGGCCGGCGCAGCGCGGAGAAGCTCAACATGCTCGGCGTGAAGACTGCGGCCGACCTGCGCAGCATGGACCCGCGCCAGGCGCGCAAGCTGCTGACGGTGGTGGGTGAGCGGTTGGTGTATGAGCTCCGCGGTGTGGCGTGCCTGCCGCTCGACTTGGCGCCGCAGCCGGTGAAGGGCACCGCCGTGACCCGCTCCTTCGGCGAGCCGGTGAAGACTTGGGAGCCGATGCGAGAGGCTGTGGCCAGCTACGCGTCCCGCGCGGCCGAGAAGCTGAGAGGGCAGGGCGCCCATGGGTTGGCAGCCGAGTCCTTGCAGGTCTTCATGCATACCTCGCCTTTCCGCTCGGGCCCGAGCTACGCCAACGCGGCCACGGTCGAGCTCCAGCCGCCGACCAACGACAGCTTCGCCCTGATCGCAGCGGCCACCGCGGCGGCGAAACGGATCTGGCGCGAGGGATTCCAGTTCAGCAAGGCCGGCGTCGTCCTATCCGGCTTGGTGCCGGTCGAGCGCGTTCAGCCGGATCTGCTGCAGGCTGCCGATCGGCAACGCGGGTCGCGGCTCATGGCGGCTATGGATGCCGTCAACGCCAGGATGGGACGAGACACGCTTCGGTCTGCGGCGACGATGGGGCGGGCATGGCGGATGCGTCAGGAATCCCGGTCACCCTCTTATACGACCAGATTGACGGATGTGCCCGTTGTCCGGGCTTAGCAGCGGATGGCTACAGCAGCACGTGACGCCGGTCATGGTCGCGTTGTTGCGGCGCTGCCGCTGCTCGGGAGCCCCTATGCCGCGGAGCGCGATGCATTGGTTGTTCGCGAACCGGAAGACGAGGGAATCGAAGAGTTCGATGAGCGCCTGCCATGCTCAGGGCTTACCCCGTCCAGGCTCCGCCTATAGCGTGCATGCGCCGTTTCGAATACATGATCTGGCCGATTTGGCGGCTTGCGAGACGTGCAGGAGATGTCCTATCGTGTCGGAGAGGAAGGGCCGGGGTCCAGCCGACCCTTCCCCGCTCCGGTTAGTGCAAGAGGACCAGGATAGCCTGGATCGACTGCACCAGTTCAACCAGGAGCTTGGTTAGAATGATCCATTGGATCATCTTGGCCTCCTTCACAGGTCAGTGGTTAGGGCGGCGGCGGATCCGCCGCCCGACTCCACGCGGCAATCCTAGCCAGCGAGCGCGGGGCCTGCAAGGGAAGGAAAGTTCTAATCCACCAGATATAGCGTTTGACACTGGAAGAGCCCCGCAAATCTAGCGATTTGCCCTGTCAACAACGCCAGCATGGCCTCTGTTGCACGCTCTCCAGGAGATTTTTGCTCCCCGCCTAAGATAGACCAATATGAAGCGGAAATTTCGATATTTATGGCTCCCGGCCCCAAAGCGATCAATATTTTGTGGTGCCTAATCTTCCTCCTCCACCATTAGACAGCGCTCGCGGCCCTTGCGCACTTAACCTCCCCGATGGTCGAGTCGCCGACAGGCGACTCGGAGCGGACCGGGGCAATCCATTGCCGGTTGGTAGCGATTGGAAGGCGTTGGAGCCAAGCCGTCTAGCCAAGCACAACATGTTGACATTGCCTGCGCCTGGACGCGACCAAGGTCGGCAAGGTAGCCGACGTGATATTCTGGTCATTATATTAATATTTTCCATAATATATCTTATGACACGAATTTTCTCCGCATCTGGAGAAGCGTTCATCACCTATACAGGAGGCCCGGACCTTTACGGGGTCCGGGGGTATCCGATGACGGGGTGCACTTGGGTGAACCGCACCGCTTGAGCCATGGTGGCGGCGGAATCGCCAAGGTCCCGCATCTCGACTATGGAGGGCCATGGCCTTGGCCAGGGAAAATGGTGTGAGCCAAGGCGGCTCCCTCCCCTGCCTTACCCGCCGCGCAGCAGTTTGTCCTTCGCCGCACTGCCGGCACTCGACCCGACCCAATATGACACCACCGCCGTCGCCATCGTCGTCAACGCCCCCAGCATGATTGCGGCGTTCGGGTCGATCGAGGTGCCGGCAGGCGTGCTCAGCACCTTGTAGAGCACCGCTCCGAACACGGACATCACCACCACGGACACCACCGGGGCGCCCCATGCGATGTGGCTGCCGGCCTTGGCCAGCTCGACCGTCTGCCCCCGCGCGCCGGCTCGGTCGTCGTTGTCGAGCGTCAGGAGCGCGATGAGTTGGTCGCCCACCGCCTTCCGGAACTCGGCCAGCTTGGTGGGGTCCTCGGCGATCATCGAGGCCAGCGGGGCGATGTCCTCCGGCCGGGTGATGGGCACCCCGGCAACGGTGCCGGCGGCGGTCACCAGCGCCTTGGCAACCGCGGCGCCCTTGGCTGAAGTCGCGGGGTCGTCTCCGCCGATGAGCTTGGCGATCTCCTCCCCGGCCAGTTGGGCGAGGGGAGCGGCGGCGGCGAGAAGCAGAGGGAGCATAATGGATTCCTTTCGGGCTTGAGAAAGCCCGCGGCCGGGACGGCGCGGGCGGATAGCTGTGGCAGTGGTTGCGGTCAGCCGGCGTCGAAGTCCGGCAGGTCGACCGTCTGGCCGGCGAGCGGGTGGGTGCTGTCGCCGAGGAACTGGATGCGCCCGTCCGTCACGAAGCTGTGGCAGAGCGGCACGCCGGGCGTCTCGCCGCCGGGGTTGAACAGGATCGACGGGGTGAACGTCGGCTTGTCGGGGTTGCCGTTGTAGGTCCAGCCAGAGCCGGAGCCAACGCGGACAGCGTGCGCAGCGTCACAGCCGGGGCACCAGAACATGAGGCGATTGCCTTCGACGCTGCGGAGGATCTTGGAGAGCGCGGCCATCACGCAATCCCCATCGCCTTGGCCGTCACCGGCCCGACCACACCGTCAGCGACCAGCCCGCGCGCCGCCTGGAACGCTTCCACCGCGTTGCGCGTCATCCGGCCGAAATCACCGTCGGTCGCCACCTTGAAGCCCAGCGCGACGAGCGCGCGCTGCATGCTGGCGACCTCCGGGCCGACATCACCGATGGACAGGGTGCCGTCGTTTGGGCTGCCGGCGATGACGCGGACATAAGCGGCAGCCAGCTTGCTGTCGTAGCTGTTGGCGGCGTAGGCGGTGCCGTTGTAGCCGCGCGCGAAGGCGGCCCAGTCCTTCCGGCGCAGCGGATCGGCCAGCCGGCGGGCACGGATGAAGGCGGCCACCGCGCCGAGCTGCTCCTCCTCCCCGGCGGCCATCGCCCGCACGAAGGACTGGACCGTGGCGAACCCGCAAAGCCCATGGTTGGTGCCCAGCACCTGCCCGATGCCCCAGGACGCGGCCTGGAGCGCGACATCCTCGCCCAGCACGTCGACGGCGCGCAGCAGCCGCTCCCACTCGCCGGCCCCGGTGGGGGCGTAGAGGCTGCGGTCCCAGGACTGGACCGAGAGACCAGGCACAGGGCGCCCGCACAGCCGGTGGGCGATGTGGGCCTCGTAGAGGATTCGCGGGCGACCGTCGGGCGCGGCCAGGAAGCCGCTGCGCAGGCCGGTCTCGACGATCAGCACCGCCGAGAGGGCGGCGGGCTCGCAACCGAGGTCGCGGGCGGCGCGGTTGATGGCACCGAGGGGGAGCGGCCGGGCGGCGCCGGCATACGGGAGGGCGCGCGGGATCGCCGCGCCGGTGGGCGTGGTCATGATGGTGGTCTCCGTGGTGGTGGGAATTTTGCGTTACAGGCCGGCTGTAACGCGATTACCGGCGGTCGGCCGGCGGGAGGCGCAGATGCCCGGCGGACAGGCCGCGCTTGGCATTGACGAGCAGGTGGGCGAGCAGCAGGAGGGCGGCGTCCTTGTTCCCGTCGCAGTCGGCGAGCGCCCGCTCGACCTCCAGTTCGGCGGGGTCGGTTGCATCGGTCATAGGGATTGCTCCGGATCGGGTTGTGCCGGACATGACGCTGGGGAGCAGGCAGGCCAAGATGAGGGCAGGTAGGCTCCTCTGAGGTTATCTCCCCTGAACTCGGGCGACCGCGCTCCCCCGCCGGTCGCCTGCTTCTTTTGGTGGGCATGAAAAAGGCCGCTCACGGCGGCCGGGTCGGTCAGGTTGGAGTGTTGTCGCGGGGCTATTGAAGGTAGGTGAACACCTGCTTGCCGGTCACGTTGACCGGGGCGATGGTCGCCAAGGTCGCCCAGCCGGCAGCGTCGGACGAATACTGCACGAACACCGTCCCGCTGATGCGGCTGGGTTGCGGCGTGAGCGACAGGGCTCGCACCGTCACTGCCGTCCCGAAGTCCACGTAAATCCAAGCGTTGGACGCTTGTCCGTCAGCGGTGGACCACTCCGTGGAGGGGTTGTCGTCGATGGCCCGCGACGCAGGGAACCCGGGGTAGGCGCTGCTGGCGGTCGCCGTCTTGCCCGTGGTGAGATCGGTTCCGGTAGCGTCGGCCGCACCGAACATCTCCAGTTCGTAGAGGGCCGTGTAGTCGCCAGCTCCCGTGTAGGGCGCGCCGCTGGAAAACAGCCGCCAGTACCGCGCCGCCACCAGTCCGTGGCTGGTGACAGAGATGGTCAGCGTGTTGCCGGGGTCGTCGTGAACGACGCTCACCCCGGCGCCACCCACCAAGAAGGCAGCGATCGTGTCGCGGATGAATTCGGCCAGATCGGGCAGATCGGCCACCGTCAAGGTGACGTCCCCGGCCCGGCCGGCGACGGAGCGGACGCGGTCGGTGTTGTCCACCTTGCCCCAGCTTGAGCCAGACGAAACGATCCAGTCGCCGACCTGCCAATCCGCCTCGCCATTGATCGCTGTGGTCCCGGCGACCGAGACGACGTAGTAGCGGCCCTTGTTGCCCGAGGCCGCGGTCGGGATGGCCGGGCTGTTGGTTGCGGCGTTCCACCCGCCCTGATAGTTGAGAGCGCCCAAAATTGCCGCCGGCAAGCGGGCGGTCGGCACCTTGCCGTCGCCGTCCAGCTCGCACACACCGCCCGGCTGGCCGGGCAGGACGGATGCAGCAGCGGCCTGCGCCGCCGTGCGGGCCGTCTCGGACAGCACCCGGTCGGTATGCGCGGCAGCGGCATCGGCCGCGGCGTTGCCCGCGCTGCCGGCGGCGGCGGTCGCCGATGCGGCGGCGGCGGCTTGGCTGGCGGCGGCGGATTCGCCAGCCTCCACGGCAGCGGCTGCGCGGTCCCCCACTTCCGCGAGGCCATCAGTCCACATGTTCTCCCACTGGTCGCGGGTCTGCCCATCGGCTCCGGAGACCGTCGGCTTCTTGTGGCCGAAGTTCGTCCCGAGCCCGGCGCCGGTGTATTCCTTGCCCTTCAGCATCACCATTCAAAGCACTCCTTCGAAAGAAAACGGCACCTCGTCGTGCTGGTGGCCGACGACGCCGAACAGGCCGGGGTCGAGGTTGCGGACGAGCTGCACCATGCGCAGCCAGTCGACCGTCCGGTCGGGAAAGGGGAAGAAGAGGAACGGCACGTCCAGGTCGTAATCCTCCAGCGCGTCGTGCATTCGCTGGCGGGCCTCGTCGACCGGCAGGTAGGGGATGCGTCCCCTCCAGATCTGCGGTTTGGGCAGCCGGTTGAACTCCTTGTGGCCGCACTCGGCCTGCACCGCCGTGGTCCGGAAGCCAAACCCATAGTTCAGCCCCAGCGCCGGGCTGATCGAGACCTGATGACCCATGGCGATCTCGAACAGCCGGCATTGAAAGGGGCCGGCCGATGGGTTGATCTTGCGCACCCTGACGCGGATGGCCTGCACCAGAACGGGTGACGGCAGGTAGACCGGACGGATCGGGGTGCGCTTGCGCGCCCGCTGCCGGGCCGAATACTTTCCGGTCCAGAACGACTCGTGTTCGAACGGCAGGGCGGAGCGGTCGTAGACCACCGGCCAGAAGTCGGCCGGATCCTCATGATGGACGAGAGTCGACGGGGCCATGCCGGGGTCGCCGAACATCTCGATCTCGAAGGTGTCGTCGTCGTCCGCGTTGTGCCCGACGAAGGCCATCAGCCCGACCGGCAAGGGGCTGGTGCTGGTCGCCACGAACACGGTGTCGTCCGCGTTGCCGGTGGCCGTCCGGCCGACCCGGTAGAGCGGCATCGAGCCGAGGTTCGTGACGGGCCGGTCGGGGTCCCAGCCCCCGCCGCCGGCCGCGAAAGCGAACTGGTCGGTCCAGCGGTCCAAACCGATGATGGCATCCAGACTCACAGCGGGGCCTCCAGCAGGTCGAGTTTGATGGTCAGCCCCTCCAGCCGCCGGCCGTTGACCCGCATCGTCTTGCCCGCCTCCAGGCCGTAGCGCGAGGATCGTACGGCGATGTCGGTGCCCGGCCGGGCGGGGATGGTCTCGGCGGTCAGGGCCGCCGCCAGGGTGAAGCGGTCGCGCAGCGCGCTGTGGACGGCGAACAGCCGCACCGCGAGCGCGAGGGCGTGCTCGCGTTTGCGCAGAGCCGTCCGGACCGTCAGGCGCCGCTCGCCCCACAGGTCGATGATTCCCTGGTCCTTGCCGGACGACGGCCACGTCGCGGTCAGCACCTCGCTCGACAACTGGACCCGCGCATCCGCCCCGCCGACCGGATCGAAGTCCGAGGCGGGGTCGCCGGCCAGATCGCCCGAGCCCAACGGCCGGTCGCGCGGCGCGAACTCGACGTCGACGGCGCAGACGGGCAACCCGCGCGTGTCGTCGTTGCTGGCGACCAGTTCGAGGGAGCCATAGGGGACATGCCCGGCCGGCGCGTCCTCGTCGGCCCCCAGAAGCTGTCGGAAGGTCAGCACCGGCGGACCGGCGGCGGCGCCGTCGTAGACGATCCGCCACACCCCCATGTCGTCGTCATGGTAGCCGGCCACGCCGCCGCACAGCTCGTCCAGCACCGCCCGCTTGGTCCGCTCCTGCGTCCCGGCCCAAACGCCGGCTTCCCACGGACAGGCGAGGTCCAGCGCCGCCACATCGGCGGCGGAGAGGTCGGCGCCGGTGTAGCCGCAATCCTCGATGAGGCTGCGGCGCCAGACCTGCGCCAGGAAGCGGTCCGCCTCGGTCGCCCCCTCCCAAGCCGCCAGCGTGAAAACGCCGCCTTGGCTGCCGAACGTCGTCTTGCACCACGCTCCGTCGCCGTTCTCGCCGGCATACCAATTGAACGTCCCGGTGGTCGGGGTCGAGTCCTTCAGCGCCTGGAGCGTCGAGCACCTCACGCCGACCGTGATCGGGACGCCCTTGTTGCGGCCGTCGGCGACGCCGTGGATGCGGCGGTCGCTGATCTGGCGCAGGTCCCCGACGTTGTTGGTCGACACCGGCTCGATCTGCGCCCGGTAGCCCCGGAGCCGGGGGCGCGGCAAATCCCGCAGCCCTTCGGCTCCGTCGGTGCTCATCGCGGCGCCGGTGCCGCCGGGATAGGTGGAGCCCTGCCACCGGCTGTCCAGATCGGACAGCGCGCCGCGCCAGCGGAACAGCACATCCTGCGCCCCCACCACCGGCTGCTCCACGGTGCCGGTGCGCAGCACGACCGCCGTGCTGTAGGCCGCCGCCGGCCCCGCGACCAACAGCTCCCGCGCCAGCCGACCGAAGTAGGCGTAGCGGCGCAGGTGGTCGCGCAGCCCGGCGTTGATGATCTTGATCCGGCCCTTCTCGACATCGCCCGCCCCGAACGATCGGCCGTCCCCATGCAGGCTGACCGAGCCCATGGCGTAGCCGTCGGGCGCGATCACCGGCTCGTAGGGGCCGGGGGCGGAGGGGTGGTCATAGTCCTCGTTGGCATAGCGCAGGATGCCGGCGGCGAGCTTCCAGCCGCTGTGGACGCCCGCGCCGCCGGTGGATTTGACGGACAGGGCAAAGCCAGCGGAGGTGCCGGCGACCACCAGCCCCTCCATCCAGGCGCCGGAACCGTCCGTCGCCTCCACGCGCAGCGTCATTCCCACCGTGGCCGGCGGGCCGGCGGTCAGCACGAAGCCCTTGAGCCCGGCGCCGACCGTGTGGGTGCTGGAGGATGCGGCGCCGACGTAGCAGCCGATTTCGATCAAATGGATCACGCTGCTCTCTCCTCGTCATGGTGCAGGCGCAGGGCGGCAAGCATCCGCCCCTGGCCGGCGATGGTTTCGGTTGCCGCGGCTTCGGTGAGGGCCACTTGGTCGCGGGCGTCGCGCGACCGTTCCGCGCGCAACGCCTTCAACTCGGCGGTCACGGTGTCGAGTTTGCGCTCCAGCATGGCGACCAGCGCCGCGTCGCCGCTGGGTTCGGGGCGGTGCGCCCGAAGGCTGGCGATGTTCGGCCCCGACCACCGATCGTTCGCCGCGCTCTCCCACAGGCTGGCGATGCGCATCGAGTCGGCGCTGGAGGCGACCGCCGCGCCACCGCCGTCCCACACAAGCTCGGCGCCGTGCTCGCCCACCCACTTCGCGCCCGGCGGCGTGGAGAGGGTGCCCTTTGCGAAGCCGGGGATGGAGCGGGCGCCCGACAGCACCTCGTTGATGCCGTAAGCCTCGAACCAGCGGCGCAGGTTAAAGCCCGGATCGACCGACCGCGCCGCCTGGATGTCCGCCATCCCGCCGAAGGCTGCCTCGATCTGGGCGTCGGTGAACGCCGCCAGTCGGGTCCGCTTGCCCTCCACCGAGTTGCGGGCTTTGAAGTCCCGCAGGAACGCCGTGTACTGGTCGCCGATCCCGTGCGCGGCGATGAAGGCGTTCGCGTTGCTGTCGAACCCGCCCGCGTAGCCGAATTGCCGCAGGAACCCCAAGGCGTCCTCGGATGTGAAGCCGGTCCCCTCCATCGTGGCGACGTCATCAGGCGCCCGGTAACGGTACGGGTTGTTCTCCCAGCCGAACCGCTTGTCGGCCGCGACCAGGACCTGTTGCAGGGTGTCGGCGCCCTGCGCCTTCGCCCAGGTGACGACATCCGGCAGGGTCTCCCTGGTCATGCCGGCCAGCATCTGGGGCAGCGTCGCGGCCGACGGGGTGTTCGTCAGCCGCTGGAGCGCAACCAGGGACGCCTGCCAGACGGCATAGCTCTGGTTCATGGTGGCGCTGAGGTCGTCCAGCTTCCCATACTGCCGCTCGCCCAGCCGGGCGGCGTCGGCCCGCTGCCGCTGCAACTCCTTCAAGGTATCCTGCGCGACCTGCAAATCCCTGTCGGCGGTGGCGGGGTTGGCGCCGCCCGGCAAGGTGCCGAGCCGGTCGAACAGCGACCGGATCCGGTCGTAATCGTCGCGGTTGCTGTTGGCGTAGTAGGCTTGGGCCAGCGAGACCAGCGTCGGCCCGAGTTGCTGGAGCTGCTGCTGCGCCTCCGTCTTCTCGGTGTCGCTGGCGGTGTCGCTGGTCGCGGTGCTGTAGGCCTCGTCGAACTGCCGGCGGGCCTCGATCAGCTTCTCGTAGGCCGACAGCGGGCTGCTGTCGTCGAGCGCCAGGCTGTCGTACGCCTGCCGGAACTGGCGGGCGACCGCCGCCGCCGCGACCGCGCCATCCTGGAGGCTGGTGATCAGGTCCTGCGTCGCGCTGATCTGCTGGTCGTAGTAGCCGAGGACATCGGCCTTGGCGAGGTCGAACGCCTTCTGGCCCCGCTCGGATGCCAGGACCTGCTGCAACAGCGTCGTGTCGTAGCCGGCATCCCGCGCCTGCGCCAACTCGACCGCCTGCTGCTGGTCGAGAGACAACAAGCCCGCCGTCCGAGCCGCCCCGACGCCGGTGTACATCCGGCTGTTGAGGTCGGACTGATAGGCGGTCAGGGCCTTGGCGGCGTCGGCCGCCTTGGTCCACGCCGTCGTCATGCTGCTGACGATGCCGGTGAACTGTTCGCCTGTGATCGTGCCGGCGCGGAACAGATCGGCGGCGCGCTCATAGGTGTAGGCCAAATCCCCGAAGGATGCCGTACCGCCTTGGATCGCCGTGAACAGGCCGTCGAGCTGGGTCGCGAAGGCCAGCACTCCAGCGCCACCACCACGGACCATCGCGCCATCGAGCACGTCCGTCGCCGTCGGCTGGCGGTGGGGCTCGGTGATCGCCTGGACCGAGGTCCAGCCCTGGCGCAGGGTGGACAGCACCGTCTGGCTGTCCTGGTAAGCCGTCGTCAGCAGGCCGACGGCGGTGGTGTACTGGTCGGCCGTCAGCACGCCTTCATAGACGGCCTGATTGAGAGCGCGCCAGCCGGCCTCGACGTCGGCATAGGTCAGCGCGCCGCGCCGCGCGGCAGCCGTCAGCCCGTCCAGACCATCGGTGAGCGCCGCGAAGGCTGGGGCTGTCACCGCCTCCACCGTCGCACCGGCGGCCCGGAAGGTATCCGCTGCCGACAAGCTGGCACCCCGGCCCGACAGCCCGGACACCTGGACGCCCGCCTGCCGCTGGAGGAGCCCCACCGCGTCGCTGTAGGCGGTCGTCAGCTTGGCGGTGTAGCGGGTCGCCATGTCGGCGACCTCTTCGGCGGTGTAGCCGAGGGAGGCGAGCGCGGGCCGGAACGCCTCGAACTGGATTTCCGCCTGCTTGCTCGCAGCCGCCATGCCGACCAGCGGCTGGGTGACGGGACCGAGGCCCATCATCGCCTCGATGCCGCGCCGCGCCGCCGTGGTCAGTTCCGACCCGGTTGCGAGCCCGAGCCGGGACGCGGTGTCCCGCCACTCGACGATGTTGGCTTGGACCTGTTCGCCAAGCTGCTTCGACGCCTCGGTAAACGTCTTGATCTGGTTGGACACCGGATCAAGGTTCGCCATCAGCGAGTCGAACTGCGGCCGGAAGGTCTTGGCGAACGAGACGTCGCCCAGCCATTCGTTGATGTCGGTCTTGGTGCTGGTGCCAATGGCCTTCAGCACGTCGTCCGACGCGGAAATCAGGCCCTTGCCGACGTTGGCCTTGAAGCCGGCGATGACCGCCTCATCCAGGCTGCCGAAGTCACCGGGCAGTTCGCCGGTCAGCGTCCGGGCCTTGAAGCGTCCGTCACGCCCCTCCACGCCGATGCCGAACTCGCCGTTGGTCGCGCCGCTGGCCGCCGTGATGAATTGCTTGGTGGCCGCGTCGATGCTGGACAGGAGCTGCTGCGCCTGCTCCAGCGAGCCGTCGTTGTCCTGGTTGTAGCTGCTCGCGACCTGATTGGTGCCGCTGTAGGTGACGGTCGCCGCCGCCGTCGGGGTGCCGCGGTCCTTGCCGAACAGCCCGCCGAGAAGCTGGGAGCCGATCGCGACCAGGGGTGCGAACGGTTGAGCCCCCGGAATGAACATCATCGCCGTCGCGGCGAGATTGCCGACGCCGCCGATGGTGTTCCCGGATTTGAAGTTCTGGAAGGCGTTGAAGCCGTAGCCGACGGCGCCGAGCGCGTCGCCGGCCGTGACGCCGCCCGCGCCCGGAGAGCCGGAGAGCGGCATCGACGCGCTCGCCATCTCGCGCGCCCCCGACCCCAGCGAGGCGGCGGTCTGCTGCACCGCCCCGGTGTTCAGGACCGCGCCCGACCCGCCATACAGCGGGGTGTTGAGCCACTCCTTGATGCCGCCGAGCGAGCCGCCGCCGAACAGGTCCGATCCGGTCGCCTTCTGGAGGACCCCGCCAAGCTGCTGGATGCTGCTGGCGATGCCTTGCGGACCGCCGGCCTGCACCACTTGGCCGGGGATGCCGCCGCCCTGGATGCCCGACGCCGCGCCGATGATGGAGATGAGCGCGCCCATCGCCTGCTGCGAGCCGGACACCATGTAGGCGCCGGCCTGCTGCGCGCCGCTGGCGAACACCGCCGCGCCGCCGGCCATGGTATCGGCCGCGCGGCGCTGGGCGTCCGCCATCTTCTGGACCGCCGTCGTCGACGAATCCGACACGGCGCTCCAACGGGCGTCCACGTCCTCGGCGGTGCCCCGGACCGCATCCATCCCACGGACCGCCGCGAGCGCCGCCGACACCGCATCCTGCTGCCCCTCGGACAGCGCCTGCGTCGCGGTGGCGCCCGCCTGCTGCGCCCGGACCTGCGCCGTCTGCGCCATCGCCATGGATTGGACCGGGGCGGCCAGCCCCACCACGGCGGCGTTGGCCGTCTGGACCGACGAGCCGAATTTCTCGATGTAGGTGACGGCTTCGGCCGGCAGAGCGCGGCCCTGCTGGAGGTATTGCGTCATCCGACCGGGGCCGGCGTTGTAGGCGCCCGCAACCTGCGACCAGTCCCCGCCGAACTGCCGACCGAGCTGCGCCAGGAACTTGACGCCGCCCCGGATGTTGTCGCGCGTGTCGGAGGCATCCACGCCCAGCCACTGCGCCGTGCCGGGCATGAGTTGCATGACGCCCATGGCGCCGGCGGACGAGCGCAGAACAGAGCCGTCGGCACGGTACTGTTGGAGCCCGCTCTCGATCCGGCCGATGGCGAGCGCGACTTCCTCCGGCACACCCTGCGCCCGCGCCTCCGAGCGGATGGCGTCGACGATGGCGCCGCCATCCTGGACGGCCACCGGGAGGGCCGCGCCGCCGCTGAACTGGCTGACGTCCAGCGCCGGAGCGCCGGCCGACATGCGGATCCACATGGGGTTCGACTGGCTGCCCAGCGCACCGGCACCGCCCGACAGCTTGTCGAACAGGGCCTTGTAGCCGCCGGGGTCCGACGCCGTGACCGGCTTGACCTGGCTGTCGCCCGGCGGGGTGCCGGCGAGCAGCTTGGTCAGGTTGCCGGTCAGGTAGGTTTCCAGCGGCTTGGTGATGACACCGCGCACGACGATGCGCTTGATGTCGGCTTCCAGCCCCTTCAGCAGGTCGCCCAGCTTGCCGCCGGACACAAGGGCGTCCTCGAAGCCCTGGGTGATGACGTTGGCGAAGTCGCGGCTGGTCTCGGTGGCGTCGGCGATGCGGGCCTGATACTCGGCCACCGCCCCGGCCTGCGCCACCCAGGCGTCGCGGGTCTCCTGCGGCACCTGCGCCCAATCGCCGGAGTTCTGGACCTCCAGCGTCGCCTTCAGGATGGCGATGGTGCGCTCACGCTCGGCGTTCGACCGGCCGAGCAGCTCGAACTCGGCCCGCGCCAGATCCAGATCCTGGTTGCCCTGGCGGATGGAGGCGTTGACGCGGGCAACGGCGTTCTGCGCCTCCAGCGCGCGGGTGCCGGCCTCGATCGCCTGCGCCCGCGCGCTCTCGGCCGAGACGCCTTCCTTCAGGACCTGCGCGCGGACCTTGTTCTGGATGTTCGCCTCGGCCACGGCGGCACCGGAGACGGCCTCCGCCCGCGCCAGCCGCTGCGCGCCCTCGATCTGCTCCCCGATGTCGCGGTTCCAGGCGGCTTGCTGCCCGGCGAGGCTCGCCAGCGACTTCTGATAGTCGGCGTTGGCGAGCGCCAGGGCGCGGACCGGATCGACACCGCGCGCGACCTGCTCGGCGTGGACGTTCTGCGCCTGGGCCTGCGCGGTGGCGATGACCCCGCCCTGCGCCTGCGCCTCGGCCAGCCGCCGGGCGGCGTCCACGGCCAGGACGGATGTCTTGACCGACGCGTCGACCTGCGCCGACCACTCGACCATGCCCTTGGTGTAGGCGTCGTCTTCCGCCTGCTTGGCCTTCTTGTAGTCCGACGTCTTCCGGAGCACGTCGAAGAACACGGCCTGCGCCTGTGCCGCGACGAGGGCCGGCTGGGACAGGCTGGCGGTCGCGGCGCCGAGCGCCTTGGCGTCCTGGATCGCCTCCTGCGCGGTGCGGTGCCGGTCGGCCGCCTCAGCCGCGTACTTCCGATCCAGGCCGGCATTGATCTTTGCCGTCTCGTCCGGCGTCAGGCTGTCGCTGGACAGCCGGCCGGGCTTCTGGAGAATCTGTTGGCGCTGGATCTCGAAGTCGCGCGCCCGACCGGCGGCGGCCTCCATGACGCGCGCCTGCCGCTCCATCTCGTCGGCGAACGCCTTGGCCGGGTCGATGGAGTCAAGGAGTTGCTTGCGGTAGAGCCCGAGGAGGCGCGCCGCCTCCTCCTTCTTGACGGCGCCGACATCGAGCGCCCGGTTGATGAGACCTTCCGCGTTCGCGAAATTCGTGGAGGCGGCGATGGCCGGATCGACCGAGCGGGCGAAGTCGCCCGCGGCGGCGGACAGGCGATTGTATTCCGTGCGGACGCCGAGCTCCCACTTCTTGATGGCGTCGTCGCGCTCCTCGCCGCGAAGCTCATCCAGCCGGGCCTGCTTGCGGGCTCGCTTCCCCGACCACATCGATCCGGCGAGGCTCGCCTCAAGGTCCCGGATCTCGGTGTCGCGGCTCGGGCTGATGGTCTCGACGGCCCGCTCGCCGACCTGATCGACCTTGTCGCTGGTCCATTTCTTGACGCGCTCCCAGGCGGCGGCGACCTTGTTGATGCGGTCGGCCGCTCCCTCCGCGCGGTCCTCGATCGCGCGCAGCATGACGACCTGCGCCTGCTCCAGGTTGCCCTGCGCCTGATAGTTCCGGATCAGCTTGCGCTGGGAGTCGTCGAGCAGGCCGTAGCGGTCGATCAGGGTGTCGGCGCCCTTAGCAGGGTCCACGAACAACCCAGCCAGTTCTTTGGTAGCGTCTCCGACCTCCTGTCCTGTGGCAGATGCCCAATTCTTCGTTGCGGCAGTAAGCCCCCCCAATACATCGGCACCGACCTTGCCGGTCGCAGCATAGGCTGTCGCCACTTCCCGCGTGGCGGCGCGCGATATATGTTGGGTGGCGGCAATTTGCACCGCCATTTCGGAAAGTCCGTGCGACGTGATGCTGGTAGCGCTGCCGGTCAGACGAACCGCTCTCTCGAATTCCCTCAAATCACTGGTGAAGCGATAAGCACCGTAGATCGCTGTTGCCAAGCCGGCAGCTACAGCGACTGCCCCCGCCGCGACCACCCCCATGCCGAGAGAGAACTTCGGCAGCTCCGCCCCACCCGCCTGCAGGGCCTGGACGATCTGGCCGGACTGCTGGGTGAAAATCATCATGGGTGGTTGCCCCATGATCAACCCGCTGACCACATCGTTGATCTGCGGCGCCAACGCCTGCATTTGGGCCTTGTTCAGCCCGACGGCATTGGTCATCGCCTTCTGGCTGGCAGTCGACTGCTCGACGATGTTCCGATGTCGTTGGATTGCCGCCGTGTAGGTCGTGTATTCGTCCGGATCGAGCTTTCCTGCAGCATGCGCCGCATCTAGGGCCGCCTGATCCTGGGCGAGGCGCCGCAGCGCGGCTGAGGCCGGATCCGCACGCGCCTTCAACGCCTCAAGCGCGTCAGCCTCCTTCTTCGCAGCAAGAGCAGCGGGCGACATGGATGCGGCGAGACGCATCTCGTCAGCGGCCAGTTCTTCCGCTGACCGCCCAGCCGCTGCCGCTCCTGCGCGGAGATCGGCGAGCGCGCTGTCGTACTTCTGCTGCTGCGCGATCGCCGGGTCGATCGAGGCCATGACCTGCTTGTACGACGTTGCCAGTTTGGCATTCGCCTCCGCCGCTTTCTGAGCAGCTCGCTCCGTGGCCTCTTCCTGTTCCTGAAGGAGCCGTTCCCAGGTTGCTTCGTAGTCCCGTTCAACCTGCTTTCCAAGGGAGCCGAGGTACCGCACACCGAGCAGCTCGTTGACCAGCTTCTGGGACTGGCCGGCGGCGGCGACGCTGGCCTGCTCTTGTTTCCCAACAACCTCGGACCAGAAGGCCGCGTATTCCGCTTCGGCCTCGGCCGCCAGCGGTGCGAAATGCCGGACGCCAAGCAGTTCATTGACCGCCTTTTGCGAACGCCCAGCGGCTGCAACGATAGCCTGGTCCTGCTTGTCGGCGATCGCACCCCAGAAGGCCGCGTAATCCGCTTCGACCTCGGCCGCCAGCGGCGCCAGGTACCGCACACCGAGCAGCTCGTTGACCAGCTTCTGGGATTTGGAGCTCGCGACGCTGAGCGCTTGGTCCTGTTCAGCCAACAGGCGCGCAACGTCGGCGGCATAATCGTCACGAGCCGCTCCAACAAGATCTGGCCCGTGCCGCACACCCAATGTGCGATTTACGCTCGCCTGCCCTGCAGCGGCGCGCGCCTCAGCAGCGATCCGCTCTGCCGCGAGCGCTTTGATTTCGCGTTCTTGGGCAATGCGGGCCTGAGCTTGCGCGCGCTCCTTATCCGCAAGGCGCTGAACTGCAGCGGCCTGTTCATACACGGCTTCGCGCGTTGCCAGGATGGAGGTTTTGAACTCGTCGGCGCCGATTTTTCCGGACCTGTAAGCCGAACTGATGGCCTTCTCGGTCTGCGTTGCCGCACGTGCAAGGTCGACATAGCCGGTTTGAGCGACGTTGAGGCCGTCCTTGAGCCGGCCGATCATGTCGGCGGCCTGCCTGTGACCTGCGGCGCCACGTTCCTGCGCCTGAGTCACCGCATCGACTTGACGAGCAATCCTCGATAGCCCATCGGCCGCGGGAAGCAGCTCCTTGGCGATACCGGCAAATGCTCGACCGACCCCGGCGCCTGCGTCACGAATCTTGACGTTCGTTTCGATGGCAGCCGAACTCGCCTTTCCGAGATCGCCGACCAGCGAAGCCAAGAAGGACTTGGCCTGATTGACTCCGGCAGCAACACCTTCGGCGGAAACCGTAAGGTCGAGAAGCCGCGACTCAGCTGCCATGCCTGCCCCCAAGAACGAATGAGGGCGCCTCGGCATAGCCGGGCGCCCTGTCGGAAAGGAATCGCATCAGGTCGATGAAGGGTGGTGAAACACCAGAAAGGTCCGGTATCACCATTTCGCCTTGATCAGGATCGACGGCCGCCGGCTTGGGCCTTCCAGTCCAGAGAAATTGCTCCAGGCGTACTGGACCGTGGCGAACCGAGCCCAGCGACGCCGAAGGTATTCGGCCACGGGTCGAAGCACGCCGAGCGGCGCATGGGCCGACCACGGTTCACCTGTGCGCTTCTTCCCAGCCTCAACCCGCCCCGTGTAATACATCTTGTTGGTGATGACGATTTCCGCATCCTGCGGGATCATCCGGTAATCGGCCGCCCCGTACCCGCTGAACTTCTCGCCATTCACGAGCACGATGTAGCTCTCGACGAGTTGCCCGGTTTTCACCGGAGTAGCCCCTTCCAGCAACTGCACCGCCTCGGTCACAAGGTTGCCGATGTAGCCGAAGCGGAAGTAGGCGACGCCGTTGAACCGGATGCTTTCAATCGGCGCGCCCTGCACTCCGTCGATCCACTGTGCGACGCTGGAGGGGCTGCTCTCCTGAACAGCCCGCCCCAGTTGCCGGTGCACCTCGGCCACCACCAGCTTCTTGATCTCCGCCTCAGCGCCCGCGAATGCAAGCTGGACAGAGCGCTCAAACGCCTGGATGCCGGGACTGTTGCCGAAGGCACCCTTCACATAGCTGCGAAGAACCGGGTCAAGCGCCATGGCTCCCTCTCGCCTTCATCACGGCTTCCAGCAAGGCACCCTTGGCCTCGCCGTCCGGGTAAAGCTGCAGAGCCTTATCCTTGGCGAGTTCATAGGCGTCGATGTCCTGCTGCGACCAATGACCGGGCTTGTCTTCATCCCGCAGTTCAGCCTCCGCGGCGGACATGATGCCGAAAGCCTCCATGAGGGCGGGATTCTGGTCCAGCGTTGCCGGCCCTTCCGGAAGATGCCCGGCTCCCATACCGCCCTGGCTAAGCCGCCAGAGCCCGATCAGGGGCCAGACCCAAGAGGGTATCCAGTGCCGGGGATTGGTGAGATACCGCTCCCCGAACACCGTCCAGGTTTCCCTCAGGCCTGCGCCGGATCCAGCGCCTGAACTTCGGCCGCCGCCGGCTCCGGGTTGGTCGGCGCTGCCGGCGAATCGCTTGGGCTCGACGGCGACAGCGACGGCAAGCCGGAGAAGTTTCCCGTCCGCTTCCGGACGCTGTTCATCTCCCGCACCTTGTTGATGATGGCGAGAATGTCGGCGGGCGGGATCACGTCGATCACGCCTTCATCCGCCAAGTCGCCCGACGACGCGAAGGGGACCGGAACATCGTCGACGACGACGCCCTCCCACCCGACGAGGTGGAAACGCAGCATCAGCGTCCGATCCTGCGAGTTGGCCTTGTGCCGGGCCACGATGGTCTGCCGCACGGTCGGGTGATCGCTTGCGAGGTCGAAGAGATTCTGGAACGCGCCGGTCAGGTCTTCGGGGACGCCGGCACCGGACGTCTTCAGCCCGGCCTCGACGGCGAGCAGATCGGGATCGTCCAGATCAATGACGCCGGCCTCCGCCGCCTTCTGGATCGCGCGGAACATCCGACGATCGGTCGGCGCCTGCGGCAACTCCAGCGACATGGTCACCAGTTGATCGTTGGTGCGGTAGGTCGGGACGCGCAGCAGGTAGACGGGCTGCGTGGGGTTCTCGGCCAGCTCGCGCTCCAGTTTGTCGAGCGCTTCCTGCGCAGCGACCACATCGTCGCCGGCACTGTCCAGGGCTTCCAGGAGATCGATGTCTTTAGGCGCTGCAGCACTCTTCGCCGTCGCCTCGGCGAGGACATGCTCGGCATCGGCCAGCGTTTCGCGGGCTTTGGTGATCTGATCGATCAGGGGGATGAAGCGGACGGGCGCACGGGTGTTCAACAGGATCGACATGATGGTGTCTCCGGGATGGAATGAATGGTTCAGACTGAGACCCGCGGGAGGGATGAGCCCTCAGGTCGTCTCGATGCGGATGGCGCGCTCGATGCGCTCGACCACGTAGCTGTCGCCGTCAGCCGTACGGATGAGGCGTCCGTCCGGGCCGACCTTGTGGGCGGTGTACCAGCCGGCGGCATCGTCAGCTTCGAGCGCGTGCTTGACCTGCTCACCGGTCTCCGCATCGAGGATGCGGAATCGGTAAGCTCCGGGATCGGTGTGCTTGACGTGCATGATGATCAGGCCGTCAGGCCCTTGACCGTCCACATCACCGAGAGCTCCAGCGCCTTCATGCCCTCGGCGAAGTAGTCGGTGTCGAAGGACAGGGTGGCGCCCATGAGCATCTCAATGGGCTCGCCGGGCTGGATGGTGATCGGCTCCAGAACCGGAGTGCGAAGCGCACGGGCGCGTTCGAACAGATCCTCAAGCTCGGAAGCCTTGCCCTTGATGGCGTCGTGGAGCGCCTTCTCCTCGTCGGACAGAGCGCGATACTGCGGGCGGAAGCGGCTCGGCTGGATCTCGCCGGCTTGGCGGCCATTGGGCGCGCCGTTATAGAGATGGGCCATGATGGATCCTCGGGATCAGGGGCGAAACTGGGGCGCGATAGGCGGCGGAAGCGCATCCCGGACGTTCCGCCGCCATCACCTCGCGCGGGTGGTCGGCTTTCGCCGACGGCGGTCCTGGCCCGGGTCAGGAATGGGGGTGTTATGGAGTCGGCGCCGGGATATAGGAGATGGGGCCGGACGACTTGATCGAGACGTCGAAGGTTTCCGCGGCGTCCACGGAACCGTTGCGGCTGTAGTTCTCGACCACGAAGGTGCCGACGAAGGAATCGCCGTGGCCCGAGATCAGCTGAGCCTCGATGTACTCGCGGTTGATCAGCGCAGCGAAGAGCTTTCGGGCGCCGGTGGTCAGGCTGTCGAAGATGCCGTTGCCGGAGATCGACAGTTCCATCGAACCGCCGCCCGGCAGGTATTCCTTCCAGCCGTCCGACGCGACGTTGGTGATGTCGATCGACGCGCCGTTGATCTGCACCTTGCAGTCCTTCAAGCCGCCGATGGTCAGGAACGTCGGGATTGCTTCTCCGTCGCTGATTTTGAAGGTGAATTGCCGGCCGGATTTGGCCTCGATGGTGGTCGCCATGGTGTCGGGTCTCCTTTACCGGGGGGCGATGATCGCGGCCGACACGCTCGTCGCCGACGAGTAGGTCATCGACACGCGCGAATTGCTGTCGTTGAAGGCCTTCAGCGGGAAGGGACCGACGATGCGGTCGCCACCGGCCGGCACGGTCACCGTCCGGTCCGGTTTGCTCACAGGGCCGAAGCCGTCCGGCGAAGGGGTGGCGTTGCGCGACTTGATGGTCAGCGTCACCGGCGAGCCGGCACCGTTCTTGATGTGCAGCAGCTCCTTGCCGGTGTTGGTGAAGCTGTCGCCGGAGGAACCCGCGGCGCTGTAGGTCAGCGCGGCGCCGGCCTCGCTGGTGGTCTGGGCGGTGATGTGAGCCATGGGGCTTTCTCCACATGAAAAAGCCGCCACGACACGATGCCGGGCGGCGGGAAGAAGGAGACGGAAGGAGGTGCTGACGCTAGACCGCCACCCACCAGTCGACCTGGATCGGGAGAACCCAGAAGGCGCCCGTATCGTCCTTGGCGCCGTTCAGGATGGCAGCGTTCTGGACATGGACGAGTCCGGACAGTTTCTCGTCAGTTTCGACGAAGGGAGTGAAGAGCGCTTCGATCCCTGAGGCGATGGATTCGGCCGGCTCGGGGCCCGAGTCCGCTGGGCACCACACCTCGATGTGCAGAAAGCCTTCCACGCACGAAAAGCCGGCATATCGGCGCTTTGGGTGACGGAAGAGGCGCGTCCGCAGGGTCGAGCCTGCGGATGACGGGTTGAAAGGGAGGTTCTCACCGATTGTAGGAGGGAGATCAGACGCCGCGGAGAGCACACCCTCTATGGCAGCCCGCACCGCCGCATCGTTGATGGCGTCCATCACCCATTGCCCCGGATCTGGATGTCGTAGAGCAGGACCGAGTTGCCCTGCATCACCTTCGACACGTTCTTCACAGCCCATGGGGCGGCGAAGGGGATGACGAGGTCAGTCGGCGCAGGATCGCCCGTAAAGCCTGCGGCAACCAGCAAATCCTTCATCAAGATGATGCGCATGTCCCCGACCACCACGGTGCCGGCGATCTCTTCGGCGGCATAGCCGGAGACGCCGGCATGGATCCTGAAATCCCGCGCCCAGGTCGGGGTGACCACATCATCAGACGCGGCTTGGGCGACCAAAGGAGGCGTGATCTGGAGGGCCGAAATCTGATTGCCGCCAGCCTGCGCCATGTTGGTGACGGTATGCGCTCCCTCCCCGATTGTCATGACGTCGCCGGGCCGGATCTGGCCAACCAGATACGAGCTCTTGAGGCTGACCGAGTTCGAGCCGTAGGGCGCATCGGCGGCGAGGCGCAAAGCCTGGTGCTGCGGCGGGTTCTGGGTCGCGCCGTTTCCGGACACCGACCGGAACACGACCGGCATCCCGAAAGAGCAATCGAGGGTCCAAACCAGTCGCTGCGGATCCCGGCGCGCCGGGGAGCCGGTGATGGTGTAGCTGGCGCCCCCTTCCAGCGTGATGATGCCGCCCGGAGCCGGGTTCGGCAGGTCGGATACGGCCACGTCGAACGACACGGCTTCCCGCCAGAGTTCGAGCACGTTGCCGAAGCGCAGCCGATTGGCTGTTTCGTGCCGCAGGTCGCCCTGGTGTTGCATGACGGAGCACGGCCGCGTCTCACCGGATGGCGACACATAGGTCGCCGGAACCCCTTGGAACCCCAATGCGATAGAGACAGCCAGAGCGCTAAGGTCCATTGCGACCCCCGCAAACAAAAACGGCGCGCCGGAATCCGGAGCGCCGCCTATGAGACAGATACTGGAAGGTCGCTGAGGGGCTCAGGGCATCATGTAACGTGCACCCGCACTACTCGGCACCATAGCAACCCTAGCATAGCGCCTACGGATGCGCAACTTGAACTGAGCCGGACACGGGATCCAGCCGCGGCGGGGCGGAATCATGCATCAGCGTCTGCCGAACAAGGTCGAGGAGGCCGGTGTCCATGCCCGACCGCTTGAGCTGCCCCTCCAGAACTTCGACGAGTGCCCCCACTCCCCGACGCAGCTCCTCATCCCGATCCTCCAGAATCTTCATCTGACCGCGCAAGTTGGAGATCTCCCGACGCGCCTCCACCAGCTCCTGTTCCAGTTGATCTTCACGCTCCGAACGCCCTCCCCTGGCCATGGAGATGGCCGCGCCGATTGGCCGGGCGATTTGCGGCGACCAGTAAATGAGCCAGGCGATGTTCGCCCCAATGCAGAGAAGTCCGAGCGCCAAGACCCACGGTCCGCCGGCCTGCATCGCCCGGATCAAATAGACGAAAGCGGCCAGGAATGTGTCGATCTTCTCGACCTCACCACCGGCTTGCTCGGCGCGGCCTGAGGCGGCCACCAGCACGCCGGAGACCGCGGTCAACGCGAGCGAGATGCGGGCTGCAATGTGCATGGCGGTCAATCCCCCAGCGTTGCCGGCCGCGCCGGTTGCTGCGTTGCAAGTTCTGCGTAGCGCCCAACCTCGGAAGGCGGCGGGGCGAGGAATGCTTCAGCGAGAGCATCGGTAGCAGCGATCAGGTCAGCGATCGAACCATCGTTCTGGAACGTGCAGTCCGGGCCGATCCGGGACATTTCCTGTTCGGACAGATGCACGCCGCTGACAATGCCTGGACGCTCGACGCGGATCACGAACCCGCCGAGGGCGCGCACAGCGGAGCATTCGTTCACAAAGCGCACGTCGTCGGCGACGACGAGCCCCTGCCCTGCCCGCTTGGCCCATGCTGAGACCCAGAGATCCGGGTGAATCTGCACCCTGCCCCACTCGGTTCCCAGAGCCTGCATGGCCCAGCGTGGTGTGGCGCCGCACAGCAGGTCGCAAGGCTGTTCCTTTCGGTCGCCCTCGATCTCGCGCTCCGTCAGTCCCAGCCCCCGCATCATGTCCTTCAGGGGCCCGGAAAATTTCTCGCGACGAAATCCCCACCGCTCTACCAGCCGATTGGCGACGGTCGACTTGCCGGATCCGGCCAGACCGGACAGGCCAAGCACCAACGATCGCATCAGAGCATCTCCAGTGGGCGCGTGGTTTCGATCAGGATGTCGGGCCCGACCCGCAGCGGTGCCGGCACGTCGCCGGGCTGCATGTAGACGATGGGCTTCACCATCGCTTGGAACGCCTTGATTTCCTCGGCGATGCCGAAGCTCTCCGTCCAGCCGGGAAGCTTGCAGACGATCAGGCCTCGCGCGGCGGCCATGAACGGCGCGTCGGCCGGCAACCAGATGCCATGATCACGCGGATCTAACCCGCCGAGAATGGCGATAGGATGCGTGTGGACGATCGGCGCGAAGACTGGAATGCCGGCCTTCACCAGAACAGCAGCCTGATCGCAGGCGGCGCGAAACGCCGCTGCGATTCCACCCGCGAACTGGCTGTACGGCGTGGCCAAATACCAGAAGCTCATGCCGAGGCCCTCCAGGCCAGCCATTCCTCCGACGAGGCACGGCGGGTCTCGTCGAGATAGACGGGCACCTGGAAAGTGACGCCACGGGTGGGGTGGGTGAACCACAGGGCCTGGATCGGTTCCTGGTAGCGGGCGCGCAGGAACAGGCGGGCGTATTCGTCGTATCCTTTAAGCGCGCCGTTGACGATGCAGCCCGACATCGGCAGATACTGGTGCCAATGGCCCATCACCACAGTGTCGAAGTCGCGGCCGATCTGCGCCTCGCTGTTGCGCAGCTTGATGGTCCCGCGGGTGACGGGCCCGAGCAGCCCGATGATTCCGTCGCCACCGCGCACTCCCAGGCTGTCGCCGTGGGTCAGCATGTAACGGTGCCCGTAGACCCGGAAATGCGCGTCGGCCTCGCCGGGGATCTGAAACTGGATCCGGCTGTCGCCTTGGAAGTGCCGCTCCAGTTGGCAGTAGAGCAGCCATTCGAAGGAGGTGTGGACACGGCCCTTGGCTCGCGGCTTGTGCGTCATGCGGCCATGGTTGCCGACAACGCAGGGGACGAAGACCCGACCGAACCGGTCGGCCATCTGCGTCAGGGCCCAGATCAGCACGCCCTGCAATTCCAGCAGTGTCGGCGCCGTCATCAACTCGTTGGAGACGGCGAGTTCCTCGTGGATATCGCCGGAGATCAGGTCGCCGCCCAGGCAGACGACGATGCCAGGGTATTCCGGCCGAACCATGTGCGAGAAGCACAGGTCTATGGTGCGCTCAACCAGACGCCGGACCCGCTCCGTCGCAACGGCGATGTTGAACTCGTTGACGCCCCCGACCTCGACAGCGCGGACCACTTCCCCAAAGTGCCAGTCGGACCAGATGGTGACCGGTACGCCTGGCGCGCTGCCGCCGGTGCGCTCATCCACCAGCCATGCCGGCGGCTCGGGCGTGTCCGCGGTCAGTCCAAGGATTGAGGTGCGGACCTTCTCCGTGTCGAGATCCTCCCGGTAGGCTTGCCGGAGCTTCGCCTCCAGATCACGAATCCGGTCCTGGAACTGCACACGCTCCCGATCCGTCACCGCCTCTGCCGGTGGCGACCCATCACGCATCGCGCCATTCTCCGTTGCGGCCTTCACGCGAACGCGCGGCTTCTCCCGCTGATAGGCGAGCGATCCAGCCTCGATGCGTCGGCGGGCTTCCTTGATGCGCCCCTCGAACGTGCTCTTCGGCACGCCGATGCCGAGGACATCGCCTCGCAGATTGAGCTTGGTGGCATGAGGCGCCGCCGTTCGGGAGATTCCATGAAGGTCCAGGAGGCGCAGGGCTTCCAGGAGCCATTCGTCAGCAAGGGGCTTGATCGGCATGCGATCTCCTAAAGCTGCGCAAGGATGGAAGGGATGGAGAGGATGACGGGCAGCATCAGAAGAGCTGCAAGGCCCCAGAGAATCATGAAGGCGCGATCTTGGCTGGGCATGGCTGCGGCGCGTGCCGTCAAGCGATCACGTCGCCGATCGGCACAACGGGCCAGAACGGCAGCATGGAGCCGGGCGTGGCGTTGATCACCTCCAGCCCGATCGCCGCGAGCGGTTCGACGGTGCTGGCAAGGGCAGGCAGATAGACGTCACGCACCATGGCGCCGTCGGCATAGCGTGGATCGGCCCGACCATCCCAATGGGTCGCCCCATCATCCGCCGTCGCCATGTCAGCACCGAGCAGGATCGCCCTGGCGCAGCCGAGATGCACAGCGACGTTGAGGGCAAGTTGCAAGGAGGTACGGCGCCCCCGTGCGCAGGAAGGACACTCAGTCTCGATGCCGTCCGGGCCCGTGTCCCACAGGCGATGCCAGCGGCCGTCAGTCGTGGTCGACAGGGTCACGCTACGGCCTGGAAGGGATGGAAGGGCCGGGTTCGCGTCGGTCGCGATCAGGAAGTCAGCGGCCGGGAATATCTCGGCGTAATTGATGACCATTACCCGGCGGCCGAGAAGAAGGGATCGGTCGAAACTCCGCAGGCTGGGGCCGGCGCCGAGGATGAAGACGGTTTCGCCACCCCACATCCTCGGCACCGTCCACAGCATCAGGACACCGCGCCGTTCAGCCGGACGATGCCGGTGGAGGACGGATTGGCCGCCACCGCAGTCGCGGCGCCGATCAGGGTGTTGCCGCTGGACGCCGTGGTGCAGAGCTTGTTGGTGTTGTCCCAGTAGACCTTGGCGCCGAGAGCCCAGGCCTGCGCACTCGCCTTCGGCAGCTCGTAGACACCGGTGACGGAAACCTGGACCTCCGCCCCGCTGGCTGCGGCGCAAGCCGCGACGCCGAAGATGGAGCCGACGAGCAGGCCGTCCCCGGAGTTGACGAGATAGGGAGCGATGAGCGAGAGCGCGTTGCCGGGCATGATGAAGTTACGCATGACGGAAATCCTCTCTGAAATGCACGAGGGCGGCTGCGTGGCCGCCCTCTATCTGTCCGAATCGAGCCCTGCCGATCAGGCCGGCGCCGCCCCCGGATCCTTGTAGACGCCCCGGTAGTCCATCACCCCTGCACCGAAATCATGGCGGACCTTGATCTCCATGCCATCGACGTCGAAGCCGATCCGCTCCTCGGTGTAAACGCCCTCTTCGCCTTCCAGATAGGCATAGGTGATGGAGCCGGTTGGCGACGCCGGGTCGGTGAACAGGTAGTGCGCGGTCTGGCTGTCCGCGTCGAGCAGGGGCTCGACCACCGGCTCCAGGCTGCGGAAGAATTCGGGGATCTGCTCGCCCGCGGTCGCCGCCACCATGCTGCGGGTCACGATCAGCTGTTCCGCTTTGGTCTCCAGCGCCGCCGGCACCAGCAGGATGGCGGGCTGCGCGTTGATGATGGTCTTGCCGTCGAGCGCCTTGACCTTCCGCATGGAGCTCCGACCGGCGCTGAGGCTGGCGAGGGACAGCGCAGTGCCGCTGGCGGCGAGGTTGCCGTGCCCGGCGTGGAACAGCGCCTTGCCGTCGGACATGACGGGGTTGGCGAGCAGGACGCCGTAGACGACCGAATTCTCCGTCACAGCGGCTCGGAAGCCGTGCTCCTGCGGGATGCGCGTCAGAGCGTCGAGTTGGTCGTTGACGATCACCTGTCGGGTGATGGCGACGATCTCACCATAGGTCGCGACGCGGAACGACTCCTTCGACTCATACAGCTTGCCGCGCTGGAACTCGCCGTGCTCGCCCACCTTCGGCAGGACGCCGCCGCCGCCGAACTGGACCTGATGCATGTCCTTGAAGTCCGTCGCCATCGTCTGGCGCGCCCACGCCATGAAGGTGCGCGGCGCCATCTGGTAGCCGGCGCGGAGGCTGGTGTTGGCGACGCCGCTGAGGATGTGCGGGAAATCCGAGGTGGTCTGCAGTGCCCGGATGGCGATCTCCTTGTCCGCCATGCCACGGACCCTGGTGCCGTGGGACTCCAGCACCTCGCGCGCCAGGTTGATCAGCTTGATGCCACGGTACTCGACCGCTGCGCCGTCGAGCTTGTACTTGCTCGGATTGGACCGGTTCAGAAGCGCACGCACTGCCGCGTCGGCCCGGGTCTGGCCTTCGTCCTGCAGGACGGTGATGTTGCTGCGGGTCTCGGGTTGCTCGGCCTGCTCGCGCTGGGCAAGGCTGTCCATGACCTTGGTGCGGAAGGCGTCGATGGACATGCCGCTCCGGATCGCCTCGTCCAGCACCTCGTTGGAAACCCCGAAGCTGCGGACGACAGCGATGTCACGAATGCCCTGGATGCGCGCGGATTCGGCCGCACGCGTGGCCTCGATCTCGGCGGCCGAGTTGACAGCCGGCGGAGCCGCCGGGGAAACGGCGCGGCTCTCGGTGCCGGGCTGGGGGGCATCCGTGCTGACGCCGGGCGCCGGGGTGTTGGTATCGGCCATGGTGCGTTCTCCGTTGCTGACCGGTTGGGTGGGGTGCGCGGCGACTGCGCGGGAAACGGCCTGTTCGAGCGCAGCCGACATTCCGGCCGTGTCGATCGTCAGGTTGATGGTCTGGGTGTTGGGACTGGTGCCGGCCGGCAGATCGGCCGAGCGTTGATCAGGCGGCTCGGTGGGCAGCGCGCGTGTGCCGGCGCCACCATCCGCTCCGACCGGCACGAACGACAGCTCCAGAAGCTCCCACTTCGTGATCGTGCGGGTCTTCGGATTGGTGGTTTCATCGACCTCGTACGCCAGGATCTTGTAGCCGACGCTGACGTTTCGCGTGATCCCATCGGCGATATCCTGGACGATGCCGGCGATCTCCTGCCGGGCGGACATCTTGGCGGTGAGGATGAGGTCGGAGCCCTCGAATCGAGCGGTGCCCGGCAGGGTCGTGCCGATCGTGCTCCGCAGGTCCCACTGCTGATGGGAGTTCAGCACGGGCACCGCCCCCTGCTCGAAGCGGGTCAGGTCGACCGCGTCGGGGCTGACCAGCAGCACCTCGTCATAGTATTCGTCACGCCACCAATCGTACCGGCGGACGCGGGCGCCGGTGGAAGCGACGACATCCACCGTACGGTTGACGGAATCGAACGTGCTCGGCTGCAGGCTCGCGGCGCGGCTCTCGATCGGGTTCTCCTTGGTCCCGCGCTGCTGCGCGGGCACGGCACCGCCCGGCGCCGCCCCATGGGTCGGTGTCGACATAAAGGTCTCCGCTGGTTGAGGTTAGACGCGCCCGTTGATCAAGGCGCGGAGAGTGGCGGCGTCGGGATCTCCCTCGGCCTCAAGGATGTCGAGGGCGACGCGCGCGATGCGCATGGCGCGGTCGGTCCCTCCGGCTTCGATTCCGTTCGCGGCGCCAGTTTTGGTGACCTTGGCGGCGTCGATGTCGAAGACGAGCCCGACTTCGTCCACCGCAGTCTTCCAAGCGATGTGGTCCGCCAGAACCTTGCGGTGGTTGTAGCCGCGCCGCGCAATTGCCTGTTGCGGGGCCTGGAAACCGGCGCGCACTTCGCCAAGATCGGCGAGAAAGTCCTTCAGCGGGTCGGCGCTGACGAACTTCGGCGGCTCCCACTCCACGCCGTAGTGGCGACGGCTGATCCGACCTGCGAGGAAGGCCGCGTCGATGAACCACTTCCACGTTGGCTCGCAGAACATTGGGATGAAGTCGAGCCACTGAAGCTGCCCGATCATCTCGTGGAGATCGTTCAGCCCCGCTCGATAGCTGCTGAAGTTGACGTCGCTGAGGTCCGAGGTCAGCAGCTCGTAGGTCATGCAGGCGCCGGCCGCGATCCCGCGCAGCTCGGACTTCATGTATCCTGGATAATCGGGGTTCGTGGTCGGCTGGTGGAACTGGACCTGCTTTGCGCCGGTGGCACGGAACAACATGCCGGGCGAAACGCTCTCGACCAGATTGCCTTCGGCGTCGAGCGCACGCGGCCCGAGGGTCGGGTCCGCATTTGACGAATCATCGCCGATCACGGCGCCGACGAAGCACGCCTCCAGCTTCTTACGCATCTGCTCGCTGATGCGGTAATCGCCGATGTCCTCCAGCGCGATCAGGACCGCGACCAGCCACGGCACGCCGCGCTGCGCACCGATGCGGATCTTGTCATAGAAATGAGCGATATCCGCCGCGGGAACCGCGGCGGATTCCGATTTGAACGGCGTCAACCCGCCCACCGTTTCGCCAGGATGGTACGGGAACAGCCAGTAGGCGGTGCGCCGTTCACGACCCTTTCCGGTCTGGATGCCTTGAACGATCATCCCATCGCTCAGGATCTCGTTCCGGCGCTCATCCAGGTGGTCCGGTTCGAGCAGCTGGATTTCCAACGGCACGTGCAGGCCGTCGCTCTTGAACCGGCGACGACGGCGAGCCAAGGCCTCCCCATTTTCGAAGAACGACAAGGCGGCAAGTTTCTGAAGGCCGAAATAGTCGTGGGTCCCCGACGCATCGCACTCCTTCGACCAGATGGCGAAGGCGTCGTTGATCTCCTTGTCGAGCTTCTCGTCGCCGGTGGCGGCGCGGGGGGTGATCCCGGTGCCGACCAGCTTGGTGGCAAGGGTCCGATTGGCCTTCCGGGCGTACCCTGAGTTTCGGATAGCCTCGCGAGACGCCGCCCGGAGCACGCGCAGCGACGACCAGCTCTCCGCATTTGCCCCAGTGCTCGGCGGCCTGCGGCCACCACGTCGCCGATCCGGCTTGGCTGCGTCATAGGCGCGCGCCAGCACCTCGACCGCAGCCCGATCGCGCATACGTCGGAGCTGCGCCCGCGGGGAGACCACCCCGATGGCGCGATCAAGCCAGTTCGCTTTCATGGCTGCCTACCGGCGAAACTGCAGGAGGATGGATGGAGCGCGCGCTGCCCGGCTAGCGGCGGCCAGCGGGTTCGGGACGCCGAGCGCATTCGCCGTCGTGGCGATGCGGTGCTCCAGGTCCGTGCCGCTGATGAACTCCGTGACCACGCCGTTGTACTCGACACGGCGCGCACCGGTGGCCCACGCCTGAACGAGCTTGTCCAGGAAGGCTTGAGACAGGGCCATGGATGGCCTCGCTTTTCGAGAAGAGCGGCGATTTCGGATCGCCTGAAAACGACGAAGGCCGCGATCCTTGCGGAAGCGGCCTTCGCTCAGCGGCCAATTACAGCCACCATAACCTATGTACCACCTTGATCTTAGCTGGGCAAGACGAAACGCGCGTGACAGTGCCAGCCATCGGTGATCAGGTTCAGTCCTTGCTCATTTTCTTCGCCCAAATGCACAAGGCGACGGTTCCGACCGCGACAGCGCCGACGCCAGTCGCGACGGCTGCCCATGTGGCCGCAGCACCCGTAATGGTGATCACGGTCGAACCGGCGCTTATGGTGATAGTGGAAGCGGCTCCCGCTGCGGCCGTCGCAATGGGACCGAGGACTCTTGACAACACAGCCGGCTGCATTTGCATCCCCAAGCATGTTGCGATGGACCCCGTTTAGCAGAGTGTCCCTGGTTGGTGTGTGGATATTGAGCAAAAATTGGTGCGACATCCATTATAATTTTATGCATATACTGATATGTAGTGGTGCCGGAAAAATTCCGCCTACCGTCGTAACCAGTCCTTGCGTGCGCCCCCAAGCCACTCATTCTTTCGTACTGACGCCGCCTCCTCCTGCCCCCCCCGATTTCCAGCAAGCTGCAATCGCCCCTTGCCATCCCCGTCTTCAGGATCAGACTCCTGGCACTGCTCCGGTAATGGCTTCATTGTCCCGACGCCCATCAGTTCTGCCGCTGCCCGCTGCATCATCTCGCAATCGAGATAATGGTTGTCCTTCGAATGTGGCACCCATTTCCCCTTGCCCGAGGGGAGCGCCATGCGGCTTTCGGCAACCACTTGGCGGGCGTAATCCTCATCAATGTCCTCCGGCAGGTGCCAGCCGCCCGGCTGGTCCGCTGGCCATTCCAACCGACCATGCACCCAGGTCTTGAACACGTCGGAATCGAGGTGGTGCCCCTGAACACCGTAGCTGCGGGTTCGCCCCCGGCCGTCGACGTCGAGCTTGAACGACATGATCGGTCGAGTGAGCTGGTCCTTGCCCTGGATCGGGCGGGCGCGATGGAAACCGAACCGCCGGCAGAAATCGGCTACAGCGTGGGTCGGTCGCTTCTCCTTGTCGCCCGGCCGGTAACCGTAGTCGATGAGGCAGAGGGAGACGTTGAAGCCCTGGAAGTCGGCCTCCAGCAGGTCAGCCAGATCGTTCCAGACCGCATCTTGGTCAGTCTCGCCGAACAGGACCGTCGCCTTGATCAGCCATGATTCCCAGCGCGCTCCCCAGCCCCGGTGGACGACGTAAAGCCGGTCTTTCTGGACGTCGACGGTCATCGCGATCTTCTGCACGCCGTAAGGCACCTCGCCCATGGCGTAGGGCAGCCTCCTGGCCAGCACGACGTCATGTTTCGGTGCAGCGCCAGAGTGCCGATAGAGCTCGCCGAAACCGGTGTTGATGACGGCTTTGATGGATTTCTGGTTCTTCGACCGGTAGGCGGCGACCAACTTCTTGGCCCGGTCGCCCCAGCTGACGAAGGGCGAGGCGAGGCCTGACACCCAGAAGGTGGCGATGTCGGTGTCCGGCAGATCACCGACCACGGTGCCGTCCGGCAGCACCTGCTGGCCTGGGGCGATGTAGCGCGCGCGCTTGTTCATCCAAGCCTTGTGCTTGTCCTCAATCACCAAGCCGTCGGTGTTGCACTCGCATTCCGGATTGGGGCAGCTCAGATGGGCGGACCGCTGCGCCTCGGCCGGCGTGACCTTGCGTCCGTCCTTCGGCTTCGCCCACTTCAGCAGGCTCAGCCGCGGGATGAAGTATTCCTTGCAGTAAGGGCACGGCCAAGCCCACTCGAACCGGGTTCCCTCCTGCCACAGTTTCCAGGTTGGGCTGGTCAGATCATCCGGATCCACCACCTTCCAATGGACGATCCCGGTCTCGGGATGCTCCTCTGTTTCGACCGACCCTTCGAGCGGCGTGGAGATAACACCCAGCTTGCCGTTGGCGTAGGAGTTCAGGCGGGCATCGCCGAGGGTGACCGGATCACCTTCGTCCTTCACGTCGTCGCCCATGCGGTCGCGCTCGTCGACCAGCACCAGGCCGGCGGGCTGACCGGCGAGCTGCGAGGCCGATCCGGCCCAGGCCAGGCGCAGCACCGCACCGTTGATGATCTTCCGGACCTTCTTGTTGGCCTTGCCCCAGATCGTCTTCTTCGTCAGGCTCTTGGATGACTTGATCAGCTGGATGAGCTGCGGCTCGAAGGTGTCCTCGACGAAGTTGCGGTCCGGGCCGACATACATGCAGGGCACCGGATCATCATCCATGCGACGCCCGATCACGATGGCGAAGGCCAGCGTCTTGCCCATCTGCGAGCCCATGACGACGACGATCATCTTCCAGCGCGGCTCGTCGAAGGCGCGCATGATCGGGACCACGTAGGGCGTGTGCGAGGGGTCGTAGGGGCCGGGAATGCCCGAGGTCGGCGGGAGTTCGACGCTATCGACCGCCCACTCGTCGGTGAAGCGCTTGGGCGGCGGGCGCAGCAGCCCGGCCCAGCGAGACAGGAGTTCCTGGGCAGGCTGTGTGATCTGGTTCATGCCGGTGAGAACTACCAGTTCAGCGACAGCCATTCCCTGCCGGCGGTCGTTATGATCAACGTCGGGCGGCGGTGGGTATCGGGTGGCCCAGCCATCAACAGTCCGGCATCAACAAAGGCTTGAGCCTCCTTCGCTTTCAGGGCATGGCCGCAGCATAAAACATACTCCCGGCCGCAAAGCGGGAGGTGGGAAAAGCCGTCCTTCTCATTCCACCGAACACCCCAAGGCAGCCAGCCCGTTGCGAGCGCCGACATGAGGGTGAGGCGTCTCTTTGAGCGCTTCACCCCGCATCCCGAGATGCGCACTCGGAAATTGCTCCACTGAACCGCCAAGTTGGAGTCCGGTCCATTGCGGAGATCACAGCCCCTTGATGTGTCGATGATGTGGTCTGCGGCAAGCGATTGAACCGCCGCATCGGAGACCGACCGCGTTGCTTCAGGAATCACTCGCCGCACTCCCCGTCAGCTGGAGATCCTGATATGTCAGGGCGGAGAAGTCTCGCGACGCGATTGCCGCCAACGCCTGCTCCAACCGCCGCTCATCCACGCCGAATCCCTCGGGGTCAACCTCGGCAATGAGTTCCTGAAACCTATCCAGCGCATCCTGCCGCACCGCCCAAACGATGACGGGAAGGCGGTAGGTCATCTGACGATGAATCAGAACCCGGACGATGTCGCCCGGCGCTTCGAGGCGCTCGGCATCGTCCACGACGAAGCATCCAGCCGGAATGGCCGGCAGAGCATTAGGCGATGCGTGCGTGATGCGGCAGCGCGGCCGGCGTGCTGACGATCGGAGAAAGTCAGCCATCATCGGGCATGGCGAAACGAACGTGGTGCAGATTCCTTGGTCATGCATGGCGTTCGCCATGGCAATCGCCGCGGTCGTTCGCCCAGATTGTGCCGGGCCGGAAATGAAGATGTGACGGGTGGTCATGACGTTGCCTCCATGGCTGGAATGCGCCCTTGTCGAGCGGCGATTGGGTCAAGCTTCATGGCCGCATCCAAACCAAGCGGCGGACGCCCGCAGACCATCAGCAGCTCGCCCCGATCAGCGAGAACCTCAGCCGCCAGGGCGATGCAGTCGTCGAGGCCGATGGTTGGCCCATAGCGCAGCGCGATCATGCGGAGGACTTCAAGGTGGCGCGCGTCTCCCCTGCCCGCCTCGAAGGCCAAGCAGAGGTTCTGTATCTGCTTAATCGCAACTTCCAGATCCATCCGGCGCCATGGTCGATCTTCAAGGACGGCAACCAGCTCGGTCGGGCACAGGCCACCACGATGAGCAAGCCGTTCCAGCGTCTGGCTGTGGTTGGCCACTGCCTGCTTCTCGTGAGCGCTGACGATCCGCCAAGGAATTCCCTTCGGGACGTCAGCGGGACGGCGGCCCGCATAGAGGATAGGGAACATGGAATCCGCGCTCATTCCGCCTCATCCTCCTCTGCGTCATCATTCGCACGGCACGCGTCGCCGTCGGGCCCGCGCGTGTGGGTGTAGCGGTGCTCCGCGCAGAAGTAGCCGCCACAACGCGGACCGTCGCCTGGATCATCGGAGCGGTCGTGCATGCCGCCGCAGGCGTAGCCCAGGCCGCGGTCGATCTTCGCTTCGCAGCCGGGGAAGTCACACGTCGCCTCGACGGTGTAACCGACCTCCCGACCTTCGCTGTTGGTGCCGTATCCCCAACCCATAGCTCACCTCTCCCCGAGCAGTTCGAAAATCGGCTGGAGCGTCGATCCAGCAACGGAGAATTGCGTCTCACTGAAATCGGCTTGGCTGTCGGGGTCGACCTGCCCCTTCACCTCCTCGGCCAGCTTCAGAAGCAGCGGACGGAGCGTGCGCGCATCCAGCCCCTGCGCCGAGGACAGGTGCTTGTTCGTCACCTTGGTTCCCCCGGCCGCTTTCACGCGATCCGACGCTTCCTTCAACACCGCGGCGGCCTTGTGGCCCTCCTTTCGGACCACCTTGATCGCCGCCGACGCGGTGACGCCGCCCGCCTTCACCATGTCCTGGACCGCCGTGTCGGCAGTCGCGAGAGTCAGGATGTCCCGCACATGGCTCTCGGATTTACCGACCGCTTCGGCGACGCGCTTCACGTCGCTCCAGTAGCCCATCAGGCGCTTGTAGCCCGCTGCGAGCTCCTCGGGTCGCCAGCCGCGCTTCAGCCCGGAGCGGAGCATCAGGGCTTCCCGATCGGCGTCATTGCCGGTGAAATGGACAATGTCGACCGTCATGTCGGCTGGCGCGCCACGCTCGATGGCGCGCAGCGCAGCACGTCGGCGGAGGTGCCCATCGATCAGCACAAGATCGTCGTCGCGCTTCCAGATAATGAGCGGTGGCGGACGATGACCAGCGAGGAAAAGGGCGGTGTACTCCTCGATCGTCAGCTCGTATTCGTCATTCCGCAGACGAATGTTGAAGCCCTCGTCCTCGACCAGCATGGCTGGCGGGACAGCGAACAGGTTGTTGGTTTTGACGCCGGGGAGGTTCTTCAGTCGGGTCATGTGCGACCTCTATCGGAGAAAGTTGTTCAGCATGGCAAAACCGGCTCGCGTGGTCGGTTTTGCCATGCCGGCCCGGAGGGGTGCGCTCCGGGCCCAGCATCGACTCGTCAGGCCGGCTTCAGCGCCATCGGCACCAGCAGGACGAAGACGCAAGCCAGAAGGCTGGCATCGACGATCGCCGACATGAGCCGACCGGACGTCAGATCACCGACGACGATCACCGCAGCGGCCATGAACGCGCCCGCCAGACGAAGGGCTCGCCTCATCAGCCGCCGACCTTCTGGCGGATACTCGGCGAGGCCCGCAGCACGGCGTCCGACAGCTCGTCGAGGCCACGCTTGTTCCGTTCCGCCCAGTCGGACCGCAGCACCACCAGGGCATCGACCGCGAGCGTGGGGACCGCCGACGAGAAGAAACCGGACTGTAGATTCTTATAGGCGCCGCCGGGGATGTCCTCCTTCGTATAGACCGTGTTTCCGCCCGGATCCTTGACCGATGCGAAGTCGCCATCCTTTACCGCCACGAGCTTCACTCGGTCGCCGGCCTGGTCGTTGACCTGCCGCATCAGGGGCGAGTTCAGGCCGTTGATGAACAGGGCGCATTGGGCCTCGGCGCCGTCACGGATGCGCAGAACGGCTTGCGTTCCGCCGACGCGGTCGGTTGCCGCCTTGGTGTAGTCCTTGTCCATCTTCACCCAGGTCGCCCAGGTGACCTCGGAACCGGATCCGGCATCGCCGGTGAGCAGCTTCACCTTGCTGCTGCGCAGATCCTTCACCGAATCGATGCCAGAGGCCTTGTTGCACAGGAGATGCGCGAACTCGCGGTACAGCGAGCCGATGCGGACCAGCGCCAGAGCGGAGGACGGGTTTCGGTCCTTGTAGACGCCGTAGGCATCGGACTGGACAAGCGCGGCATCGCATTTGCCGTCGTCGAGCTGGCGCAGATTGTCGATGCTGCCGGCGGTCTCCACCACCTGCACCGCCAGCGAGCCCTTCGCCTGACGGGCGATTTCCGAGCCGGCGTAGAAGTAGTTGCCCTTGTTCGAGCCGGTGCAGATCCGGAGTTCCGGCAGGTCAGCAGCGCCCGCCGCCGGCACAGCCGCGCCAATGGCGGCAAGCGCCAGCAGGGCGGACACGAGGAATCGCTTCATTCGCATGATGTCGTCCTTTCCTTGATTGTCGAGTTGTCAGGGGTCACGCTCGTCCCCATCCGCAGCGGCTGGCATCGCCCATGGCGACATAGGCGTCAGCGATGTCCCCAAAGGTCCCCAGCGCTTCGCCGGTGGGGAGATGCGTGAGAACGATGGCGCAGCGGTGCGGGTGGAGACCGAAATCGCGGTAGACGCACCCATTGACCAGCAGCAGGCCGGCAGGGGTGGTGATGTGGAAAATCGCGTCGGTGAGATCGTCCCGACCGATGACATCGGCGTTGATGTCAGTCATGCGACACCTTCAGCTGCTCATTCGCAGCTTCAGCCGCTTCAATAGCCTGAACGAAAGCCCAGCCGAGCGGCGTCAGCCCGACAAAGCCATTGGTGGTGAAGTTCACCAATCCGAGCGGCTGGCCAGGCTGATTGACGAGATGATGGCAGGGCAGGCGAAGTCGCTTCCTGCTCGTCGCCCCGACCCAGGACTCACTCTTGTGGGCGACAGCAGCAACCTCCCAACTCTTCGGGGTGCGGATGACATCCTGAGCACGCAGGCGGAGGGTCACCGTCGCGATGCTGCGGATCAGCAGCACCTCCGACGCAGTCAGCGCCGCCTCATCGATATCGGCAAGATCCCTGCCGATGCGCGCCAGCGTGTTCGCCTCGTCGGTGGTGACCTTCAGCTTCTCGCCGATGGCTTTCCCCTTCAGCCCCTCCTTGCACAGTTTGTTGGCTTGGAGCGCGAGCCTGCGCTTCTTCTCGTCCATAGCTCAACCCACCACCGGATAGCTGTCGTGCAGCACGCCGTCGAGGTGGCGGCCGGCGGCCTTCTTGCCGACGCGCATCATCTCGTAGGGAGCCATCGTTATGGCGGGTCTATGCTCGTGTCCGGCAAAGCCGATCTCTGCCGACGAAACCCAGTCCCCGTGCTGCTTAAACAGGAACGGCACGCCCGCTTCCGCGCACTGATCGCGAACCGACCGAAACCAGTCCGGGTGCGTGGGCCGTGCGCCGGGGCCGCTTTCGCCGCCGGCAATGACCCAATCCAGGGCGGGCGTCGTGACGATCCCATCTTCGCCGACCGGGTACAGGCCGGGGATGCTGACCGGCCCGAGCAACGGCTCCATCGACAGGAACCGCACGGCGGCTGGCGTCTCCAGCAGCAGCGGGATGCGCAGGTCGGCCATCTTCTGGTCTTCAACGGTGGTACCGAGCCAGACGTTGGGCAGCGGCCACTGAGGCGCAGGACCGGGATCGGCACCGCCCAGCACCTTGTGGGTTGCGTCGCACCATGCCGCGCCAATGCGGTCTTGATCGCCGAGATACTTCCGGGCCACGGCCGGGCGCTTGGTCAGCAGCAGCCAGTCCAGATGCGGGGTGGAGCAGATCAGGCCGAACAGATCGTCGCGCCACGCGTCCGGCACCTCGGCGTCGAACACATCGGCGAGGCTGGCGCAGAACACCCGCATCCGGCGGCCTTCCTTGGCGGCCTTGCGGTCCCAGGAGAGCGGCGCCTTCCAGGTGCTGGCGGCAGTCCGGCGGCGCGGCGCGCCCGATCCCCAAGCCCCACCCAGCCGGCAGACCACCAGCGGTTCGGCGTAGCAGTTGTCGCAGGCCGCCGACAGCTTCGTGCAGCCCAGCCAGGGATTGAAAGTTGCGTGGGTCCATTCTATGGCGGAATTTTCGGCCATGGCGATTCCCTCAGTACCGAGGCTCAACCCTAAGCGAGTTGTGTAACTTACGCAAGTTGACATCTTCGCTTAATGCACTCAAGTTGTGGGAGCGGACGCTGTTGCGTTCCTTCAGACCCTTGAGTAAGGCTGTCCGTATGGAGAAGAAGGACGTGCGAATCCAACTCGTCATGTCAGAGTCCGAGCTGGCTGCCTTGGATGATTGGCGTGCTGAACAGCGAATTTGGTCCCGATCGGAAGCGATCCGGGAAGCCGTTCGCCGCCTAGTGGCTGGCAGGGACAACTCCACAGGCAACAGCTCGGGCGAACACGGCGGCAAGGGTAAGAGCTAATCCGATTCTTTCTCGGTCGAGCCCTCGTCTTCGGTCTCCGCCTCCTCGTTAACGGACACATCGCCCGTAGCGGAGTCAGCCAGCTTCTTCGCCAAGTCCTCCAGCACCTTCCGGCACTCATCCTGAATGACCTCGGCGCGCTCCGCCAACGAGCGCCCCTCCAACATCGGTGCACATCGCCGGCCGAGCCCCATCACACGAGCCCGGAACATGGAGATCAGCGCATCCGTCGCGGCATAGAGGTCGGCCTTCGGCAGGTGATCTCGATCGTGAACAAGGATTTCCCGCCGCTTCAGCTCGCCCGAATACCACTTGTCGATCTGGTTCAGCGCATTCAGGTTCGGAAGGCTCTTGATGTCTATCTTCGTGCCGTCGGCGAACTGGATAACAGCCCCTTCGAGCGAAAGACCGTCAGGCTGTGAATCCGCCTCATCAAGAGCCGCGGGATCTGGCGCCCTGGCCGGCTTGGCGGGCCTCGGCGCCACAGCCGCCGCCTTCACATCTGGTGGCGGGGACGATAGCCGATCGATCTGGTGCGCCTTAGCCTTCGGCTTGCTGGCGTCGATGTTCGCGGCTCGCCATGTATCAGCGACCTCAGGGTCGATCAGGTCCCCGTTTGGACCGGCAGTCGGCATGCCCCGCTTGACCCAGCGGCCGGGCTGGGCCTTGTCCACTCCGCAATGCTTCGCGTACTCGGTTTTCGTCAAAAGGCGACGTCTGGCCATGGCGCAACTCCTGCTCGGCGCGCAACCGATTCGACGGAAGCGCGCAACCATGATGGATTTCGGTGAACAGCGGTTTATAATTTAGTTACAAAGCGTTACAGCACGTTCTTAACGTGGCTTTCGGTTGCGCAACTCGGTGGTTGCATTGACCGCGAGGCCGAAAAACGTTCGAATATGGCTAGGTAACCACCCCGCGGGCATTTGGCCCTGGAAGGACCCGGAGGGCTGGCCGGGCCGCAGGTGGCGCCAGGGCGCGCGCCTGATGCGGTCCGGCCAAGCCCGCGCCACCTGTGCGGCACAGCAGACAGAGGCCATCCAGCGCCCATTGGAGCGCCCGATCGCGGAGAGCTGCTCCAAACCGCCTGCCGTAGGGCTGACGGGGTCGCTGGCGGGATCATGAGCGGCAGCTCCAATGCAGAAAGCCCGCGCGGCGGATGCCGGCGGGCGGGCATGACAAAGCCCGGCGCTTTTCAGCGGCCGGGCTTTGGTACGTCGAGGCGGTCGGGACGGGCTAGATCAGGGACGCTGAGGGGTGGCGGCGCCATAAGGCGGCGGAGCGGCGCGGCCAACGTTGCGGGTCGCCTGGAGCCAGGCGCGCAACACGTCGGAGCCGTTGCCGACCACCGTCGGCATGCGGTTCAATCGGCCCCCATGTGGTCGGGCGCGGCCGGAGCCGCGAAGGTCGCGACCGGCGTCCAGTCGGCAAGCTCCTCCGACGCATCCCATTCGTCTACGGCGGCCTGCAGGTTCAGCCAGAAGCGCGGAGTGGTGCCGAGCACCTTGGACAGCCGGGCCGCCGTGGTCGGCTCCACGCGCTTGTGCCCGTTGATGATCTGGCTGACGTGCTTACGGCTGAGGCCCAGAGCCTCAGCCAAGGCCGTCACGCTGATACCGCGCGGCTCCATGAAGTGCGCCTTCAGGATCGCACCGGGGACGGAGGGGCGGCGGTTACGACGAAGCTCGGTCATCAGTGATAGTCCTCCAAGTCCAGAATCGTAACATCCGTTCCGTCAAAAGTGAACGTGATGCACCAGTTTCCGGACACGTGCATGCTGTACTCGCCTAGGCGGTCGCCTTTGAGGGGGTGAAAATCCTTGACCCCCTCGCAGTCTTCCAGCGACGCGATTGCGTCCAGATGGTCCATGATGAGAATGGCGTTGGCCTGCAGGTTCTTCGCGACCTTGCCGGAACGCCCTTTCTCGAACAGCTCTCGTAACCCCTTGTGCTTGATGGCCGTGATCGGCATTCTTGCCCCCGTCTGTTACCTTATAGGTAACATTACGCGAGACGGGGCGCAAGAGTTTCGTTACCTCATGGGTAACATTTTCCAGGCGCTGGGGTGCCGCACTGCCATCGTTGGCCGGGGCTTCCGTCTTCCCTGTCTCCGACCGCGCCGCCGCCTCCTCAGCCCATCTGGCGAGCACGCTTCGCAGCGCATCGAACGAGTCCACGGCGTAAACCCTGCCCACTCCATGGGCCTTGGTCGCGTGCGCTACTGCGGCTCTGACACCATGGGCATGAGCCTTGTCGGCCGCCCCTCCCCCTCGATACCGAGGGGTGTCGCCAAGGATGGAACTGGCGCACGTAAAGGTGCCAGCCTCCCCCAGGGGCGCGAGATGGGTGACCACGTGCACCGTAGCGTGGGCCGCCATCCCGGCCGGTGTTGCCTCAACCGCGACCACATACACCGCGCAAGGCGCGTCCGCCGCGATGGGAGCGGGGGTGTCGTTCTGCTCAGCGGCCACGACTTCAGCGCCGGCCGCGTGCGAAACGTCGCTCGGCTGCGCCTGCTCTGGCTCGATGCTCACCTCCTCCACCGTCGGGACGTGATCCCAGTGCGGGATCTCGATCCGCGCCAGCACCTCACCGGCGGCCTCCTCCCTCTGCCCATAGCGGGTGTACTTCACATCTGACCAGAAAGTGACCTGGAAGGGACGGCACTCCGCACGCGTTGCGCCAGGCACCTGAACCGATTCGTAGGACACCACCCCTTTGCAGGATAACGGCAGGTCGATCCCGTCGCGGACAGCCAGCCAGCGGGCATACTCGATCGCCATGCGCTGCTGATCCATGCGATCAACCCGGCCAGCCCCACCGGCCTTCGACGGCTTGTGACGACGCTTTCCGGCCTTGGCTAGGATGCGGTCGCGGGCTGTGTCAGCCTCTTCGCTGAACAACGGCAGCCCGCCGTCGGGCTTGTGCGCGGCGTACTGGACGATCCGCAGGCGACCGACGCGATAGGTGCGGCGATCGCTCTCGATGGTGACTTCCGCCCGGTGCGCACCGCACTGGAAGGCAGTGGTTCCGAAGGCGGCGGCGGGCATCTGCGACATCGCGGTATCTCCAGTGAGGCGCGCTCAGCCAAAGCGAACGCGTGTTTCATCTGGGAACGATCGTAGCGAACTATTTTCGCTTCCGCAAGCTATTGCTGCGAACTTTTTTCGCCTCGCACTGCCGCATCAATCCTGTTCAGCCGGCGCAGCGCTTCGCACAAAAGCTCAACCGTTCGGCTAACCGGCTTCCCGCCGGCCCGATACATTTCAACGAGACGCTTCGTAACCCCTAAGGTTTCAGCGGTTTGGGTCGTTGAGGTGTGGCCCATTTCCTGGCGCCACGCCTCGAATTGCTGCCTGTCCATCAACAGAATATACCGCGCGAACTTTTTTCGCACAAGCCGAGCTTTCCCGTTGACGGAGCGAACTTTGTTCGCTATATGTGAGCCATCGGGACCCGATCCCAGCCCGCATACGCGATGGCTGCACCGTCCCTCCCAAATTCCCCTACGCCCTTCATGGCGCACCCGAAGAGGCAGATCATGGCTTCCCGCAATCTCCCCCGCTACACCCCGCCCGGCGCCGTCAAGGTGACCGACAAGCAGTCCGACGCCGTGGCCTACATCTACGAGCGCAATGGGCGCCTGATGGCCATCGGCTACCATGGCAAGGCCGGGAAACCCGATTACCATTTCTCCTTCAGCAGCGCCGCCCGCCGGGAAAAGTGCGTTGTCATGTACTTCGAATCCCGACGGAAGACGCTTGCCGCTGCGCAGAAGCGGCGCGACGAGCGGCGCCAGTACCAGAACGACTACAAGGTTGGTGACATCCTCAACACGTGCTGGGGCTACGAGCAGACGAACGTCGAGTATTTCGAAGTTGTCGAGGTCCGCGGCGCCATGGTGGTGTTGCGTCAGGTCGCAAAGGTCCGCAAGAGCACCGGGTGGTGCCAGGAACTGACCGCCCCGCAGCCCGGCGAGTATGTCGGCGAACCCATCCGCCGGAAGGCCCAGGCCAACGGCATCAAGATTTCCGACTGCCAATGGGCGACCCGGACCGATTTCACGGAGGTCGGCTCCATGCGGATTTACCGCGGCCATCACGAGTCCAGCTACGCCTGAAACGAGGAAAAACGCGGCTCCTACCGCACCGCCCGCACCGCGCTCCCCGCGCGATGCATTCCGGATCGACTTGCCGCCGGGCTCACGGGTCCGGCGGCCTTTCTCTGAGGCGAACCATGGCCTTTCACATCGCGGTCGGCTCCAGCTTCGACTTCCAGGACTACAGCATCACCCGGGTTTCAGCGCGCAAGCTCGAAGCCCATCTGGGCGGCCGATGGATCGGTTCGGTCGCAACGCTGAAGCGGTACGACGAACTTCTTCGCATCTGCTGCGCCGATCGCGACGAACTCCAAGCCGCGTCGGACCTGCTCAACGGCCAGCCCCAGTTCGCCGACCCCTCCTCCCTCCCCGTCTGACCCCCGCACCGGCGCAGCGCCGGCCGGTTCGTCGATACCTGATGGAGAACCACCATGGACAAGCCGTTCAAGCCCATGCGCGCCGAATCCGCCGGCTCGATCACCGACCTCCCCTATCCCCTCCTCGCATCGCCCAAGATTGATGGGATCCGTTGCGTGACCCGCCCCGACGCAGGTGCGCTGTCCAACACGCTGCGCCCGATCCCGAACGAGCACATCCGCGCCATGCTCGCGGCTGAGGGGTTGCGCGACCTGGACGGCGAGATCACGGCCGGCGATCCGACGGCCTTCGATGCGTTCAGCGTTTCCACCTCCGCCATCATGACCAAGAAGGGCAAGCCCGCCTTCACCTTCCATGTCTTCGACGACCTGTCCGACCCCTCCCAGGGCTTTTCGGACCGCCTGCAGCAGCTGCGCGGCAGGGATCTCCCACCCTTCGTCCGGATCGTCGAACAGCGCTTGGTGACCTGCCCGGCCGACCTGGAAGCGTTTGAGGCAGAATGCCTCAGCGCGGGGTACGAGGGCGTCATGCTCCGCCGCCCCGATGCCGCCTACAAGTTCGGCCGCTCCACACTGGCGGAAGCCGGGTTGCTGAAGCTGAAGCGGTTCGTCGACTTCGAGGCCGAGGTAATCGGCGTGGAGGAGCTGCACCGGAACGCCAACGCCGCCACCGTCAACGCCCTCGGCTACACCGAACGCAGCATCAGCCGTGAGGGCCTGTTGGCCGCCGGCATCCTTGGCGCTCTGGTCTGTCGCGCCCCGTCCTTCGATCTCCCGTTCAATGTCGGATCCGGCTTCTCCGATGCGCAGCGTGCAGAACTCTGGTCGAGCCGCGACGGCCTCGTCGGGAAGCTGGTCAAGGTGAAGTATCAGCCCTGCGGTACCAAGGATCGACCACGACTGCCGGTGTTCCTCGGGTTTCGGCATATCGACGACGTCGCCTGACCCCGCCTACGGCTTTCGGGCCTCGCACCCCCGTGCGGCTTTTGGGAGCAGCAGCCACAATTCTTGACACCATCACAACCGTATCAAATCACTCGGCGCCGGGCCAGAGCCTGCGAGGTTGCCTGCCGCGCACCATCCAAGAAGACGATGATGCGAAAGACTAACAAGCCCGCCTCCGTCGACGTGCTGGTCGAGGCGGGGCGCGCGGCCGGAGTAACCGAGGGGGGTGGCGTCCCGCTTCGAGGCTCTGGCGCAGCGCGCCGACGAGTGGCAGGATTCGGCATCGGCGGTACTGGATCACCCTAGCGACGGCAGAGCGCGAGCGGTTGGACGCCCGGCGGCGACGTGAGCCTGGGGGGGGCGTTCCATAACGCCCATACTCTGTCGCCGCGAACATGACAAAGGCGCCCCGGTTCGCGGAGCGCCTTTGTCGGTTGGGGGAGAGGGTTAGGCGCCGGTTCTGGCGCGCTTTTCGTGCTCCATATAGGCACGGAGAACGTTGTTCATCTTGGTCTGGTAACGGTCGCTGTGGGTGCGGAACCACTCCAGCACGTCTCGGTCCAGCCGAATGCTCACCGCCTGCTTGGTGTTGGGTTCGACGACGCGGGCGGTTTCAAACCATGCGTCGTCGGCCAAGGGAGCGGCATCGAGGTCGCTGCGAACAGCGACCTCGATGTCGGCATCGGTCTGGGCATCAAACTCCGACCATTCAGTCGGAGCTGTCGGTTTCCGAGCCGTGACTAAGGAGCGCCGAATGATACGCTCGTTGCTCACGTTCGTTGGCCTTTCTTGCCGATATGATGCGGCAGGTGTTGCCGCGCCAAGTGTAGACCACCGCCAGAAGACGGCCGTCCACAATTCCAAAAGTTACAAACCGAGTTTCGCCACCGTAGTTGCGCGGATCGACCCGCTCCACCGTTGGCCCCTCGAATACACAAATAGCCTTCTCAAAGTCAACCTTGTGATTTTTAAGGTTCTTTTCGGCCTTTTCAGCGTTCCATTCGAATTCCATTCTCTTCCTCACACAGGTTTCGCGGCCTCAGGCCCAGGTTGAAATCAATCATCGATTCGCTTCCTTCTAAGATCACGCGGGCAGGATTCCCGCGCGGAGGACATGGCGATATGGGGGTGCTGAAACACCTCCATATCGTCAATACGTTTTGTATATACGCCGAGAGGGGCCGTTGTCAATCCTCAAATCGCCTGACCGCGGTTCGCGTGGACGGCGCCGTTCGGGAGCGCGGTGGTCGAGCCTCCGGATCAGGTCGAGCGCGGCGGCATGGGGTGATCCTTGAGGTAGTCCCTGAGGTGGTCCGCCCAGATCTTCTTGGAACGGGCGTCCTCCTCCTCGGCCCAGCGGAATAGGATGTCGCGCGCCCGGGCCTGATCGATCGCATCCTGCCGGGCGTAAATCGCCGCGGTCTCCTCCGCCCCGATCTTGGGAGGGGCGAGGCGCAGCCGCCGGATGGTGATGGGGCCGGGATCGTGCGGGGTGCCGAGGTAGGTGGCGTGCAGCCGGTCGGTGCTGGGGCTTCCGGGGTGGATCAGGGTCTTATGTGATCGCCAACGACTTCGTCACGGCGCTGATCGGCGACCCGGAGCCCTACCGCATCAACATCGACAACAGCCAGAACGCCGCCAGCCTCGCCTCGAACAGCGTCGCGTTCGAGCCCGCGTTCTGCCGCCCCGCCAGTCGCCTCGTCTGGTAGGGGGCAAGGCCGCTCCGGCGCCCGTCGCGGCATTCGCCAGTCGGGTTGTGAGTCGTGAAGACCCAACCCAACGAATGGAGTGCCGGGCGCGGCGGAACCGCCGAAAACGGAAAAACACCTAAGCCGTACTAGGCAGAATTGGCTATTGGTGACCCAAGATAAACCTTTGCGGAGGAAACGTTGCATTCAGGACAATGGTGAGTGCGTGCGCGATCACGCCGCACGCGAACAGCGGAGAGGAAACGTCCATGTCCATCATGTGGAAGCGTTTCGAAGGTACCACGCGCACGCCGGGACACCCCCACCCCTGGACTGTGAAGGTGGAATTCGACGATGGAACCTTTTCGGCTACCAACCCGGGGGGCGGGCACGTCACCGGCCAGTGCGAAGCCATCAGCGCCGACGGAAAGCTGGTGGTGCATCTGTTCAACGCCACGGCCGGCGCCTTTCCCTCCGTGTACTGGCTGACGCTCGGGGCGGACAGCCGCGCAACAGGCGACTGCATCGCTGTCAACGCGGCTGTGGTGCAACAGGTCGAGGGCAGCCTGATCGACTGATCGGGCGAGGGCCGAGGTCTCTGGTGCTGAGGCGCATATGCCGGGCGTTCGGGGGGGGCTCGGCGGATGGCCAGACGCCGCCTTGCAACGGCGTCTTTCGGAACGACATCAAGGAACGGGAGCGGTGGGCGAACACCGCTCCCGTTGTCGCTCACCGGCGGCCGAAGCTGACGGTGAGCGTCCAGCGGCGAACGCGCAGGCGGACGCGCAGGCTTACCGCGATGTCGAGCGTCGTGGTCTCCACTTTTGGGGTTGCGGGATCGACCGCCGGACAAAGCACCGTCCGGCGGTACGATTCTGAATCTGGTGTCCAGTCTGAAGCTTTCTAGGCAGTCTGGTTTGATAGCCGGAAAGCCCGTAGGGGGGATGACCTCGGCCGTAGGAACTAGGTCCCACGGAAGTAACGGGGGGCAGTCTGAGAGGCGGCAGCCAGCGATATCGCCGCGGCGCCTCCCGTCCCCTCTGCTTAGAACGGCCACCAGGGCGGCGGCGCTCAGCGGCCGACGTCGCCGCCCAGCTGACGTTCCGCGACCAGCGGACGCCGATGACCAAGGAGCGCGTGGCCGAATTGACCGCGGCGTGGGTGGCGCGCGGGCTGGCGGTGCCGGCGCCGGGGCCGCGCGGTGGCCAGGGCTGGGCGCTGACCGAGGCCGGCGCCGACCTGATCGCCCGGACCTGGGCGTGGAAGTCGCCGGCACAGATCCGGGCCGAGACGGCGGCGGCCGACCGCGAGGCCCACAAAGTGGACTGGCGCGCGGTGATCCTGCGGCGCGATGGCGTCGAGACAGTGACCGTGCGCGCGCTCACCATCGAGGAGGCGGCCGGGCTGGCGCGCCGTCAGCTGTGCTGGACCGGCGAGCGGGTGGTGGCGCTGTGGGAGGCGGCGGCGGGAGCGTTCGCGCTTGCGGCCGGATGTGATAAGGGGAGCGCATGAGCAAGACGATTGAGACGCGGTATGGCCCGGTCGACCAGGAAACCCTGGACCGGCTGCAAGCGCGAACGCTCCCGCCGCCGCCGACCTGCTCCGCGCCGTCGATGCGGTGGACCGCAGCGACGACATTTCGGAAGCGCGCCGGCTGCGGGTGCGGGCGCAGCTGCTCCGGCTGCACGCCATGGCCATGGCCGTGGTCAACGGCTACGGCGCGGGAACCGTCACGCCGCGCGAGCCGATCTGGGAGCTGGCGGAGGAGATCGCCGAGGACCTCGACGGCGGAGCGGCCGATTTCTCGGCCGAGGTGGCGCTGGTCGAGCGGCTGGCGGGGCTGCGCCCGTGGGACAAAGCCCCCATCTGATTTTCCAGAAAATCCGATATGTCCGAACGCCGCTCATGGTCACCGCCGTCAGAGCGCTGCGGCATGAGTGCGCGCAGTTGCCACGCGAGGCGTGCTAGGCTGTGGTTTACGACGGAGTGCCGCAGTGCCGGCAACCCACTTGCTCAAGCGTGAGGCCCTATGTTCCACTCGCCCGTCTACTTCATCGACCACACCTATACCGAAGCCATTCTCTGCTCGCATGTTCGCCATGTATCTGCGGAGACGCTGCCAGATGGGCGCGCAGCGGTAACGCTCCGGTTTGCTGATGACGGGACACGAACTTACAGAATTTCCAATGCCACTATCCGGCGGAAGCTCGTCGCCGCGCTGCAGGCCGCCTTGCCGCTTTGCCTGGACAATACCTCCTCGATCTGGCCCGAAGCGGAGAGCAGCTATAGTGGTGGCGCCCCCTCTGCGGTCCTGGAGGGGAAAGCGGCGTCGGGCCAGCACATCCTTGCCATCCATGCCGTCCTGTACAAAAACGCACTGGTGATGCGCACGTCCATCGGAATCCCGAATGAGGATCTGCCACCAAACAGCGCGACGCGGGTGCTGATGGATTGGTGGGTCTTCGACCGCGACGCCATTCCGGGCGCCGCAGAAGCTCTGCGCTCCGGATTTCCGGAGGACGTGTGGCCGGTTGAGGAGGTCGAGCAGGTGCCCGCGGAGGAAATGCACGGCAGTTGGCTTGCCAGCGTATCCCTTCGCAATCTCGACCGTCCGCTGTTCCTCGAATACGACCTCATGGGAACAGGGGCGCCACCTCATGAATGGGGCGGATCGTGGCGAACCTCCCCTCCGCTCAGCAGGGGGCAGGCCGAGGGTTACCATGGTCGGGTACTCAAGGTCACCGGCGAGAAGCGCGGCGAAACCATCGTGGTGGAGGCAATCGAGGTTCTGCCGGGCAGCCTCTTCTGAAGCTCGCCACTTGATCAGGCACTGACGTAGCGTAATAGACGGAGCCGTCGTATCAACGCGACGGTTTCCCGCCGGCCAATCTCCACCGCGCCATACTGAATTGCGAGTGAACGACGGGTGAGGCACACGTCATAGTGCGGCGTGGAGGCATCACCCTGGAACCACTCCCGCCGCATACCGATTCTGTCGGCCATCGCGTGCAGCTCCTCCAGTGTGTCAGCCAGCATGTGGCACATGACCATCCCCCGGTAGCGGTTGCGCTGCTTGTCGACGTAGACCGCCATGTTGCCTCCTCAGTCCGGTCGCCGCGACGCCAGGAAAGCCCCCAGAGCTTCTACCCCCGCCGCGCTGACAGCGTAGACGGCGCCCTTTGCCCCATTGGGAAAGGTGATCTCCTCCCCCACGGACTCCACCCACCCCTCTCTGACCAGAACGTCATTCGTTGCGTTCAACGTCGCGTAATGTGGAAACGACTTGCCTCCGCCCCACAGATAGGCGATCCGCTTGGCTTGGGCCGCACTGGGAACCTTCGCTCTCCGGCTCATCGCAACGCACGCTCAAGGATCGCCCGCGCCGGGGCATATTTCTCGGCGACCATCCGGGGGCCGGCGGGGAGGGCAGCAACCCGGGCGGGATCACTGTTGTCCAGGTTGTCGGCCAGCTTGACCCGGATCGCCGTGACATTCCCGCTGGCGGCGATCCGGCCGATCCATTCCAGATAGCTGCCCGCCGGGCCCAGGTTCCGGCTGACCAGTTGGATCGCGACGATGGCCTCCTCCTCGATCCCCGCGGCGCGGAGGTCTTCGGCGGACACCCCGGCGTCCTCGATCGCGTCGTGCAGTAAGGCGGCCTGGACCTGGGCCTTCGTCGCGTCGGGGAACCGCTCCACCAGCCGCTGCGCGACCCGCTCCAGATGCCGCCAATAGGGCTCACCCGCCTTATCGGTCTGGCCGTCGTGCAGCCGTTGGGCCAGGGCGAGCGTTTCCCGATACCAGAACGTGCCCAACATGAATTTCGCCACTCACATTCCCCTTCGACATTCCAGTTACTACCGCACCCGGCTTGGCGCGGGGATGTTTCCCCGCCGCCCGGCCCCGTTCCGTTCAGTCTTCTGTCTCGATCCGCCAGTAGTCCGCCAAAGCGCTGAGCCCAGCGCGGAGATCCTGAAGCCGATACCTATCCCCGTCCAGCCCGGCCGCTTCCATCACCGCGGCGCCGGCCGGCGTGACGCACACGCCCCCACCGACAGGCTGCAGCGTCTCCCCTGTGGTGGTGAGGCGCAGCGGCTGGCCGTCCTTCCGCTCGACGGCGAGCTTCGCCCCCACCATCGCCTTGCGCATCGTGTTCCGCGCGTCAGCCTCCTCCTCCCGTCCGCCGCCGCCCCCGCGGCGCTGACCGTAGCTGCTCGTCATCTGCGCCGGCATGGCAGCCTGGGCGAACAGGGCACGAAACCGCATCCCCGCCTGGAACTGACGGTCGACGATCTGGCAGCGGAGGAACAGCCGTTCCAGCCCGTTCTCCGCCTTCACCCGAGCGCCCTCGGCGAGGATCATCCCGCCGGAAGAGATCGACCGCGCCTCGACGACAATCCCCTCCGACCGAAGCGCCCGCTCCGGCGTTCCCATGTCGGTGGAGATCGGCATCATCGCGCGACGGCTTGCGCGTTCGGACCGAGGCTTGCTCGCAGGAACCGCACTCATGGATTACCCCCACGTTGACTTAGGTTGTGCTTTTGGATAATTTCCAACGTGGATGTTGTTTACGAATTCACCGCCGCTCCGGGGACCAGCCGGGCGGCGGTTTTCGTTTACGCTCAGGCCGCCGCCGACATCACCCGGAGCTTTTCCTTCACCTCCAGGACCATCTCTTCGAGCTGCTCGACCTCACTGCGCAAAGCGGTGATTGCCGGGTCCTCCTTGAGCGGGCCCAGCAGCTGCTCGCGCACCTTGGCGACCAATGCCCAGGGGAGATTCAGCGCTTCCCCGACCTTGCGATCCGACCACCGGTCGAGATAGCGACCGCGCTCAAAGACCTCGTCCAGCTTCTTAAAGATCGTCGCCGTCTCGGCCAGCGACGGCTCCCGGACCTGCGCAGTCTCCGCCTTGCTGCCGGCGGGATTCGTGCCCATCGTGTTCTCCTGCGTCATCGCCGGCCGCGCAGCGCATGCCGGGGGTTTCGTGGTGGGGGAGGTTGCCGAACGGTTGGCCGAGGCGGTGCACAACGGGCAGAGAGGACGGGCGCGCAGCCCTGACCAGCCCTTCGCCTCCGCCTGGGCGTGGACCGGCGTCCATCCCGCTGTCAGGGACCCCGGCATGAACAGATCGGTCGCGCCGCACTGGGCGCACTCGACACGGAAGGGAGATTGCCGCTTGGCCATCAGAGCGCGACTTCCTGGCGCAGGTCGCCGAGGATCTCGGCAACGAGATCCGCCGGCGCATCGCAGCCGCGCTCTCCCGGCTTCGGCCCCCACCCGGTCACCCAGGGGCTGCCGGCGGCATAGCCCGTCAGCCGAGAGCGCCACCGAGCACGGTCATCGCTCTCGCGCCGCTCACCCGATGCAGCGGCGACCGGGCGCGCAGCGGCGGCGGCCAAGGCCCCGCGCACATCGTCCTCGAAGACTTTGAGGCTCCAGGGCAAACGCGCGGTGCCCCGTTCCTGCATCTTCCCGCAGTGGATCCGGAACACCTCGGCCGCCATGCTCGTGGTCAGGCCGTCTGCTGCCCACTGGCGCGCAGTCTTGGCGTCGGTGGCGTGCGGCTTCCTCCGACGCGCTCTCTCGCCCCACGTGGCGATAAGCGCAGCATCGAATGCCTCGATCAAATCCGATCCGTTGTTGTTGGTTTCGGCATCCGCCGGAACAACAACATTCTGGATTCTGGCCTCTGGCATATGGGCTTTATCCTGGGGGTTAACCCCCTCCTTATCCCCCTTCGGCCCCTCGGGGTTATCGGAAGCCTTAAGCTTGGGGTTGCCGCCGGTCTTGCCGTTCGCCTTGTCGCGCGCCGCCTTCGCGGTGTCGCGGACCATGCGCCGGGAGATGATGGTCCCATCTTCAAGGCGGCTGAAAACCCCTTTCAACTCCAGTTCATCCAGCCAGCGGCGAATGTCCCGCGGCGAATCCCCCAGAGCATCGGCCAGAGTCATGACGTCCGGCGCCACACCGTTGATGAGAAGGTGACCACGCACGGCCGACTCATGCATCAGGCCGAGCATGTCGAGCCACAGAGACCGCGCCGCCCGGCTGCATGTGCGGAGCGTGATCTCCTGGCGCCAATCGGCCGGATACCACTTCAACCACGGATGCCGCTTCTTCTCCTGCTGCTGCTCGGCCGTCATGATGCAGACCTCTTGGTGTCGAGTTTCGACCAGGCGCGGGCCACCAGCCGGACGGCCGCATCCCAACTGGTCTGGGGGTTGTGGGGGAAGCCGATCGGCGCGAGGACGTCGCACGGCTTCAGGCCGGCAAGCTTCATGGTGAGGCAGTGCTCTACGGCGATGTCGTGGGCTCTGGTCATGCGGGCTCTCCTCAGACCAGCAGCTTCTGGATCAGGCCGTCGGCGTAGACCGTGTCCAGCGGCACGTCACCGGTCGGCTCGTCGCCATCCCAGCCTTGCGGCCACGTCTCCGCGGCGATCAGCTCGCGGATCCGGCTCTCCTCTTCCGGGTTGATCAGGTCGACCAGTGGGCGGCCGAGCCGGGTTGCCGCCTCGTTGCATTCGTTCTGGATGCCCAGCACTCGCTCCAGACCCATCCGCCGTGCGTCCAGCGTGAGGGGGCCCATGCGCTGCTTGTTCTTGCCGGTGGCGACCGCTCCGTCCGCGTCCAGCCCCGTCTTGCGCAGCCGCCACTTCGGGAGGCGCAGTTCACGGTACAGCGGCTTCAGGCCCATCAACGGCGTGAGGTAAGCCCAGAGCAGAGACCGAATTACCGTCTCAAGCGCGACGTCCCGGCTGGCCAGGGCGCAGCCGGTGCAGCCGGTGCGGGCGTTGATCTCCGCCGCCTCATCTCCGCCGTAGGCCACGGCGATGTCGGTGGTCGGCCAGCCCAGCGCCGGGGCCTCGAACATCAGCCAGTCCCAGACTTGGCACACCCGCCAGTGCAGGATCGGCGCGAGCGTCGCGATCCGCCCCCGGATGCCGGGCGCTTCGGGCAGCACTTCCTGGTACCAGCCCTGACCGCATTCGGCGCCGTCCTTGCCGCAGGAGAGCGCGATCCGGGCGTCACGCTGGGCGCTCTCGCCGACACGGACTCCGGTTAGCATCAGGATTGTGCCGGGCGTGCTGAACAGCATGTTCGCCAACACCTCCTGCATCGGCTCCACCTTGATCTGGCGGGTGCACCAACGGAACGAGTTCGAGGGCGGCGGCACGCCCCTCCCGAGCATGTAAACCAGCAGGCGCAGGTCCATGGGCGCTACGGCGATCCGGACATCGATGCCGCGGGCGCGGAGATGCGCCATGATCTGCTGCGCGGCGTGAGCCAGCGGGATCAGTTCCATCCGCGTGTCGGCGTAGACGACCGTCAGCGACTTCGGGGCCGGCACACGCCCGGTCTCGATCAGGTGCATGATAACAGTCAGCGTCGCCGAGCTGTCCTTGCCCCCGCTGTAGGCGATCGCCCAATGCTCGTGCTGGGGGCCGTAGGCGCACAGGCTCTGCGCCGTGAGGTCGATGGCATCGGACAGCGTGGTCCGCATGTCGTCCCAGAGGGTGGATTGTGCGCGGTTCATGCCGCCTCCTTCGCGCTGCTGCGCTTCTTGTCGAGATACCGTTCCACCAGCTTCCGGACGTTCGACATGTCCGTGTCGACCTGCTGCACCCCCAGGTGCGGGTCAACGACGCCCTGCGCCTCGCTGGCCTTGATTCCGAGCACTTCCATGATGGGCGGGTCGCTCCCGTCGTCGGTCACCAGGAAGAAGGCGGTGACGGGATTCTTCTGGCCGTCGCGGTCCAGGCGCCAAACACACTGCTGGTGAATGCCGGGGGACCAGTCGAGCTCACCGAAGACGCCGGTGGAGCAGCGATGCTGGAGCCCATCGACACCGGCGCCGGAGCGCAACGACATGATGAGGAGATCCGTCTCGCCCGCCAGGAAGGCGTCCAGGCTCTTGCACTTGGCCGATGCGGTTTCCGATCCCGTGTACATGGCCGGATGGAACTCGGCGAGCTCCCGGAGCCAGATCTCGTAGACCTGCCGGTGCCAGCCCCAGAGCACCACCGGCTCGTCGGCTTCCAACAGCATGCGCACGAACTGCGCCACCGCCTTGGCCTTCGCAATGCCCGTCTGCTGCCTGACCATCATGTCGAGGTCACGGGCGGCTTGGCCGCGCTCGGTGAACGCGCCCGTTGTCGCGCGGATCGCCAGCTTGTGCGCCAACTCCTCGATGCTGCGCAGCTCCCCGGCGTCGTTCTCCACGTGCTCGACGATGCGCGACACCTTCGGCAGTTCCAGCCCGACGTCGGCCTTCAGCCGGCGGAGCATGGCGTGCTGTTCCCGTAGGTAAGTTCCAAGCGCCTTGGGATCCCGGATCTTGCCCAGATCGTTGCACCACTCGCGGCGGAAATCGTCCCAGTCACCGAGGACCGTGTCGTCGATGAACTGCATCACGTTCCACATCTCGGTGCCGTAATTGTAGATCGGCGTCGCGGTGAGGCCGCATCGGTAGATCACGTTTGCCGACAGCACCTTCGCCGCTTGGCCCTTGGCCGTGCCGGCGCCCGTGCGCAACGACTGTGGCTCGTCGTAGATGGCCGAGCGGAACAGGCCGGTGGCGAAGATCTCCGCCCATCCCGCGATCTGGGAGATCCGGAACACGTAGACATCGGCCGGCGGCAGCTCGTAGGGCACCGACACCCGCTCACCCTTCACCACCTTGGTGATGAACGGCGTCCCGACCTTGATCACGCACACCCGGAGATTCGTGTGCGTCTCCAGCTTCTCCTTCCACTGCTTCTGCATGTGCGGGTCGCACACCACCGCGGCCGGGAGCGCATCGGGCGTTGCGCACAGGAACTGGCCCGCCGAGTACGTTTTTCCCAAGCCCCCCTCGTCACCCAGTAGCAGCTTGCCGCGCCGCTGGAGGAGCGCCACCGCCTGCGCCTGATACAGACGCTGGATCTCCCCCTCCCGGAGCCCGAGCACGGCTGGCGGCTGATAGGTGGGGAGGAGGATCCGCTCCATCTCCGCCTGCTTCCGCTCGAACTCCGTCCGGCCGCCGGTGAGCGCGGCATAATCCTCATCCGTGATGGCCAGCGGATAGCGGGTCGTGAACCAGTCCAGATCCGCGTCGAGAATGTCGGTGTGCGGCAGACGGTAGGGCGGAATCTCCCCCTTGGGGATCCGGGGGAAAAGCTGCTTCAGCCGGATCGAGACGTGCGGCTCGATCTTGTCGAGTTCCCAGGTTCGGCCGTTCTCGACCAGACGCAGGCCCCCATAAGTGCGAGCGCCGGCCATCACAGCCACCCCCGCCCGAGGGACGCATACCACGCAGGCTTGCCTTCGATCTCCTCCGGCAGGCCCATCGCCATATTGGTGATCAGCACCACCTCCCTCACTGTCTCATGACGGGCGTACCGGGCGAGCTGCTGGTACACGGCCATCTTCTGATGACCGCGAATCTTCATCTCCACGGCGACCCCACCGTCGACAAGGAAGTCGACGATGTCGCGGGCCGAAAGCCGATGCTCCCGCTCGAACGGAATCTCCGCCTTGATCAGAATGGATTCGAGCTCGGCTTGGGCCACCTTCTCGTTGGAGAGGTCGAACCTGTGGCCGGCAATCAGGCGCACGATGTCGGCGCCCACAACCCCAGTGGCGAGGGCGGTCATTGAGCGACTCCTTTCGCATTCACGCCCTTGGCATTCGGGGCCACGACATAGACGTGGCCGCCGCCGGAAACGGTGGCGTTCAGGCCGTCAATGACATCACAGCGCAACACGATGTCGGTCGGCTTGCGAAAGTGGATGGCGCCGCCGATCAAGCCGCCGGCCATGAAGATGGCCGATGCGATCTGCATCGACGGGGACATGCTCACCCAGACCACTATCCCGGCAATGAAGATGATGACGTGGATGGCAATCCATGCCCCCTCTGCCAGCAGGCGGAATGCACGCTTCATAGGGCGCTCGCTATGCCGGTGCGCTTGCTCGCGGCCATGGGTGCACCGATCAGTCTCGGCCGCCACCGCATCGGCGATGATGGACGCAACATCGGCAGACCAATTACAACGAGCACAATCAGGAGCCGTCCTATCGCACGACGTAAATTCGACAGAGCATGTGCATGGGCCAAACAGTTCGGCCGCCCGCTGCTCAGGAGTGAGGAAACTGCTTCGGGCCGTCACAGCGCGACCTCCAATTGGCAGGGATTCAGGAGAAGCGGATCCAGCGCCGTCGCATCGTCAGGGGCTTGATCCCCCCACTGCGACCAGCCGGCGCGCGGGAATCGCGCGAACATTTCCAGGTAAGGACCGGGGCTGCACGCCTCGATCAGGTCGTATTGCTCGTCCGGCTTCCGGCTGTGCTCGCGCTTGCGCGTCGCGAACAGGTTGACCTGGCGGCGGCCGGCATCGAGCGTGCGGGCCTTCTTGCCGCGCACGCCGAACAGGAGCAGCTCCGTCACGTTGCGGAAGTAGAAGCCCACCCCGCGCCCGTCGGAGCCGCCGTCCTGGCGTACCTTGTGCCAGACGAGGTTGGTCTTGTACTCGAACCCCCAAGCGGTAAGGACGCGCAGGCCCTCCGGCAACAGGGCGTTCGGGACCCAGAGGTAAAGGTGCGCGGTCGACGCGGTGATGTCCGCCACCGGCAGCGCACAGATCTCCTCCAGCGCCATCGTGCTGTAGCGGGACAGGCGCTTGTGCTCCGGCGCGACCTTCCCGGTGCTATTCATGAACCGCCACGGGGGGTCCGCCATGATGGTGGCATAACGACGACCTTCGGCGAACTCGGTCAATTCTGCGGCGGGGCTGGGTTGGCGCTTCATGCCGCCTCCGTCTGTGCGAACAGACCAGCGTCGCGACGAATCCGTCGCTCCGCCATGGCGGCGTACTCCGGGTTCAGTTCGATGAGCATAGCGTTGCGACCGAGCCGATCGGCAACGAGACCGGTGGTGCCGGCGCCTCCGAAGGGATCCAGGACTGCGCAGGGCATGGGTTCAGCCTCCGCACAGGAGCATGAGGGGCGCCAGCCAACCGTTGGGCGGTCCGTCGGCGTCCACGCCTCCTCTACGCCCCGCCCCCCCATCGTCAGCCGCTCAGGTCGGACGAAGCCATTCCCAGCGCCTCGGCCTTCGACAGGCACAGGCTCGCCACGAACACGCCCCCATGGCGAGCCGCAGGATGCGCAGCAGCCACGGGCCGAGGAGCCTGCCTTGATGCAGATTTCGGCAAGATCGGGCGGGAAGGTGGCGAAGTGCGCCTCCGCAAACGGCCGGGTTGCGATGGTCCAAACATTGCGAGCGTTCCGGGTTGGCGCGACATCCGTCGCCATCCGGTCAGACCGGTGCGTTCCGCAATTTGCATCTGGCGTCAGCGGCACCCCGCGTTTCGACCCCGAACGCTTGAAGTTGTATCGCGACTTGCCTTTGCCGGCATCCTCCGCCCCCTCAGCATTCTCTCGGATTGCATCTGCATCGTAGAAATAGCGATCGCTCTTGGTCAGGAGGAAGACGTGCTCGTGCGCGCTCGTCGGCCGATCGTTGATGCTCTCCGGCATCGGATTCGGCTTGTGCCAGATGATGTCAGAACGCAGATACCAGCCATCAGACTGGAGAGCGAAGGCCACGCGCCACGGGACCCCGATAAGATCCTTCGGCTTCAGGCCTGTCCGCCGCTTCTCGCGCCCGATCCGGGTCTCCCCACCATGGAGCCACTTGCTGTGCTTGCCCCCGGTGGCTCCGCCGAACTTTCCATCATTGGCGTAGCTGTCGCCAAGGTTCAGCCACAGGGTGCCGTCGTCCCGTAGGACGCGCCGCACCTCGCGGAACACCGCGACCATGGCGTCGACAAACTCCTCCGGTGTCGGCTCCAGACCGATTTGACCGTCTGCGCCATAGTCGCGCAGACCGAAATACGGAGGACTGGTGACGCAGCACTGCACGGAGGCGTCCGGCAGATCGGTCAGCCGCTCACGGCAGTCACCAATGAGAATTTTGACCGTCATGCCGCCACCTCGAACCGATCAGTTTGGTTTCCGAAGACGTCCCAGCCATCCGGCCGGGTCCGGGCGAAGAGCTCGCAATAGGGACCAGGCAGCAGTCGCTCGATGCGGGTTCGGACTTCGTCGGGCTTCTGGGAATGCGCGCGCCGCGGCGCGCGGATCAGCCGGCGAACATCTCGGGCCAGCCGCTTCGGCTTGCCGCGCGTTGCCAGAAGGCACTGTTCGGGATTGGCGCGTGTCCAGTAGCCCAGCCCGGTGAAAGGCGTGCCGTCGGCGTTCAACTTCTCCCAGTAGAAGCCCACGGTCTTGTAGCGGAACCCCCAGGCGCTCAGCACCTCGAAGGCTTCTGGCAGCATCGGGTCAATGGCCCACATCAGGAGCGCACAATCCTTCGCGGCGAGATCGGCCACCGGCAGGGCTTTGATCGCTTCCAGCGACATGCAATCGTACGCCGCAGAGCGGTCGCGACCCTTGTCGGAGAAGGTGCCGAAGTACCAGGGCGGATCAGCGTAGATCACGCCGTAGTGGTTGGGCCGAAGGTCGCCGAAATGCCAGTTCACCAAGGTCATGCCGCGCTCCCGGTCAGCAGCAGGCCCATTTGCGCATCCGGTCCGCGCTTCAGCGCCGCGCGCTCGGCTGCCTCCCTGGCGGACTTGCGCTTGTGGCAGCGGCTGCAAAGGGTCTGGAGGTTGTCGAGCGACCAGAATCGCTGGAGTTCCTCCCACGGCAGGGTGCGGTCGACGGACCAGAGCGGGACGATGTGGTCCGCCTCCCACGTCATCCACGGCGGCAGCTTCTCGACCACGCCGGCCGGTGCCGGGGCGCGTCGGAACCAGGTGCTGTTGGCGACGCAGTGGAACTCCGGATCGATCCAGCGCTTCATGACGCGAACCACCTCCCAGCCGTAGAATGGCGGGTTCGGATCGTTCTGCATGGCGTGAAACATGGCGCGCTCCGCGTTCGCGCCGCAGCCGGCGCACAGGCCGAGATCGCGCTTTTCGACGAAGAGCCGCTGCGCCTTGCTGCTGACGGCGGTGGCGTAGGCGGTGAGGCAGGCCTCGTGCCAGTAGCCGCCGACGGCGTATTCGTGGCCACCGAACTGGTCGGTGCCGCCATCGTCCGAGCCGCACCAGCGACAGGCCTTGCCGGCGGCATGCCAGTGCGGGAGCGGCGGACGCCGGTGATCGTCACGGATTTCCATTGCGACGCTCATCGAACGGCCTCCGCAATGCGATCGCCGACGACGGTCCTGCGGAACAGCGGGCCATCAGCGGCAAGCCGGCGCTCGATCCAGGCGCGACAGAACAGCGTGTCCAGGGCGACGCGGGCGCAGTCGCACGCTTCGGCCGTCGCGCCGTCGGGCATGCCGGCGGTAGCGATGATCACCGGAAGGCTGGCGCCCACCGGCGCCGTACTGGCCGGCGTCGCCTGCAGCAGGTCGGTTTCGTTCGGGAAAATCGGTGGGGCGCCGGTGTTCATGCTGCCACCGCCTCGGCGGCGTCGCTGGTCGCACCGATGAAGAACCCCAGTCCTTCCAGCCGCTGCTGGATGACTGGCACGATGCAATCGCCCATGTCGGCGCAGAGCAGGATGTCTTCGGCGTTCCGCTCCACCGCCAGCATGTGCAGCACCTCCTGGCAGAGGAGCTGGTAGACGCGCGGGAGGGCCGGGCCCTGATGCGGAAGAGCGATGTGGCCGTCCACCACCGGCTCCATCCAGAACATGACGCCCAGCAGCACCGGCAGCGGATCCTTGGCGATTCCGTTCCGCGTGATCGCGTAGCGCGCCACACCCGAGGCGATCTCCGCCAGGCGCTCGCGGATCGGCCGCGCCTCGGTCATGAACGGTCCGTCGACGGCCGAGACCAGATCTGGCATCAGCGTCTTGTAGAACGCTCGTTGGCGCGGGTTCAGCGACACCGTATCGAGCAACGTCCGAACCAGCATGTTCAGCATGCAGGCCGGAAGCGATGCCTCGATGCGGGCGACCAGGGTTCCGGAGCGACGAATGAAGGCTGGCACCTGTGGGCAACCCTGTGAGTTCTGCGAATTGCTGGCGCGCTTGGTCATGCCTTCCTCCGGACCTTCGTGAGGTTGCCGAGCCCCTTCGCCACCTCGGCGGCGGGCCAGATCCCGAGCTGACCCGGCAGCGCCACGCCGACGGCTTGCAGCTCTTCGACGATCACCGGCGCCGCAGCGTCGGTGCCGGCGGAGCGGATGATGCGGACCGCTCGTCCGCGCAGCAGCGAAACCGCTCCGCTCGGGCAAGGCGCTTCGACGTGCTGGATGATGGCGGGCTTCATGCGGTCACCGCCGTTTCCGTCGCGCAATTCTCCGTTGCGTCTTGGAATGGATTGTCCAGGTCCATGGCGACGAAGCGAATGCCCAGCAGCTTCGCCCAGGCGAACAGCTTGTCGCTCGGCGGAAAGTTGGTGAGCTTCTCCCACGCCGACAGGCACTGGCGGGTGACGCCGAGCTTCTGCGCAAGATGCTCCTGCGTCAGGCCGCGCTTGATGCGCGCCACGACCAGAGCGTTGATGATGGTGAGGAGATCGCCGCCGGCCGACATGGTCACTCCACCATGCCCAGGGCTTCCTTGTACAGCTCAAGGATGGCTTCCTGCTCCTGGCGGTCGGCCTTGTCCATCTTCCGCAGGCGGATGATCTGGCGGATGATCTTGGTGTCGAAACCGGTGCCCTTGGCCTCGGCGTAGACCTCCTTGACGTCCTCCTGCAGACCCTTCTTCTCCTCCTCCAGGCGCTCGATGCGCTCGACGAAGGATTTCAGGCGATCCGCCGCAATGCCTTCAACGCTGTTGTCGTGGATGCCGCCCATCGCGTTGCTCCTCAGACCCGAGCCGGCATCAGGACTTGGAGCAGCGAGACGCGCTCCCGCCCCTGGGTCACACGCCCATCCTCGGCAGCCTCAAGAACAAAAGGTTCGCGCGCATCGTTGAATTTGACGGCCACCGCGTCGCACTCGAACGCATCCATGCATTCGACGACATAGCGGGCATTGAATCCGGTCTCGACCGCGTCCTGACTGGCGACGGTTACCCTCGTCGTGAGATCCCCGTGCTCTTCAGACGAGCCGGACAGCCGGAGGCAGGTCTTGTCGAGCACGAACAAGAGCTTCAGCCAAGGCTTGCCGTCGGGCCTGTCCCGGACTTCGCCCAGGACGCTCAGCAGGGTATGCGCCGCCCGGCGAAGGAACGAGCGATAGACCACGCACTGCCGGGTGAAGGTCTGCGGAATGACCTTGATATAGTCCGGGAAGGTGCCATCGATCAGGCCGCAGTCGACACGGACTTGCATGTCACCATGAGACCAGGAGAAGGCCATTCTCGGCCGCCCACCGATCCTCCGACCGTTCGCGGGCTGGTCCGAACTCAGTCGCACCACAACCGCGACGGTGTCGGGCAACACGGCCAGCAGCCGCAGCAGATGCTTCACCGCCTTGCGATGAAGGATGACACCGGCGTCGAGGTCTGGATGCGTCCCGTCCACCGGAGTGGCGAGGCTTGCGATCGCCATTCGATGGCCGTCCGTCGCCGCGGCGACCAGTTTGCCGTCCCTGCGATGGATGTGTACGCCGTTGAGATAGTAGCGGGTTTCCTCCGTCGAGATGGCGTGCTGCACTGTTTCCAGCAGCTGGACGAGATCGCCAGCCGGCATCTCGAAGGGGCGATCGCAGACGGAATGGATAACGGCGGGGAAGTCAGCGATCGGCAACACCGGGATCCGGCCCGACAGGTCTCCGCACTGAAGCACAACCCCGTTGGTCGTCAGCGACATCGTGATCGGCGACGGCCCCACTGAGGCGAGCAGCTTGGTCAGCGTGCGTCCCGAGATCGCGGCTGCAAACGGCACGGCACCCTCGGCCGAACGGACGTCGCACGTCACGTCCAGGCTCGAATCCTCATTGGTCGCACGAACCGTAACGCCCCCCTCGGCCTCCACGACGAAAGCGATGTGCGCGAGGAGCGGATTGGCCGAACGCAGGTCCATTGCCGGGGCGACGGCCTCGACCGCCTTGCGCAGCGCTTGCGCATCGAGGGTCACGGACGGCATCAGGTTGGAGACGGTGCCATGGTCGGCGCGGGGCCGCTCCTTCACGGTGGCGTTCATCAGGCGAATCCTTGCGCAGTGCCGCGCAGCGGGATTCCCCAGGTGCGCAGGGCGGTTTCAACTTCGGTGAGGGTGAAGGCGACGGCCACCGGTGCACCCGCTCGGCGCACGTCGGCATGGCACAGCGCCTGGTCGGCGGAGACCTTCCCGCCGGTGACCTTGAGTTCGAGCATGAAAGCCCGACCGAGGTGGATGAGGAGCAGGTCAGCCGCCCCCTTCTTCATCCCCTTGGCCTTCAGCTTGGCGCCCTCGGCCTTGCTCCGCTTCCCTTCGTTCGGGATGTGGCAGAACCACGTGTCCAAGGGCGGAAGCGCATAGGTGAGGAAGCGCTCCACCACGATGTTGAAAGCGTCCTCCGATTCCTTCCGCAGCAGCGCGCTCCGCCGGCCCTGCTTCAGAGCCTTCTCCCCCTCCATCACGCCGGCATGGATCCGGATGGCCCGGTCCTGGTAGGCCGGAGCGAGGTCGGCAAGGCTGACGGTTCCGCCGCGCTTGGTCATCGCACCCTGCCCTTCCCATGGACGCGCCCACCGGCGGTGCCGGTCGACGACAGGGCCTGACCAAACTGCGAGGCGTAGGCGGAGGGTGGGCACTGCTGCACCTTGCCGGTGAAGCTGCGGATCTGCTCCAGCATGTCGGCAGGGACCGTGCGGTCATCATAGTCGTGACGCACACGCTCGAACCGAAACAGGTTCCCGTTGCTCCGGCTCCAGGGGGAACCGTGAGAGGGATTGCGGCGAGGGGCGGCGCTCATTGCTTGTTCACCTGGAACTGCGGCCCGCCCCACTCGGACGCGATCGCGTCGCCGCCCAGCTCGCTCGGCAGGTCGACAGCCAGCATGTGGGCGTGGCCACCAGCACCGCGGGCGGCGCCGTGAAACTTTGGCTGGCGGGTCGCTTCGGCAGACACCGCGCTGCCCGTCGCCGGCTTGGAATTCGTGATGCCGTCCATCACTCGCCTCCCTTGACGCGGGCACGCAAGGACCACGGCTTCCGGCTCTTCTTGACGATGGCCCGGATGCGGGCAGCGACATCGCGCATCTTCACGGCGCGGCTCACGATCCGACCGCACCGGTCCTCGATGCGGAGAGCCGTCTCCTCGGTCATCACCCCGCGCTCGATCGCATCGGCCAGGGCCTGCCCGATCTCGGCGGCCTTCAGCGTCACGTCCATGCTGTCCGGGAGATGGATGTCGAGCCCCTGGTGATCGTCCCCGTCGGCCGGGGCCTTCGGGGTCAGCTCGAAGCCGTGCAGGTCAGCCAGCACCCGAAGCATCACCGGGTCGCCGATGGCCCGCTCCAGCGCGTGCATGACGTCGACACGGACTTGGTCCGGCTTGTTCGGGTTGGTGTAGTTGGAGATCGACGCGATGCTGATGCCGACTTCGGCCGCCGCAGCCTCGACGCCGCCGGCCTGCTTCACCAGCATGCGGAACGCGTGCTTGATCTTGAGAACCGGGTCGGTCAGATCAGCATCGGAAGGTTCGCATTTGGTTCTCATATAACCAACCCCGTGCATTATAAGTTTCGCACTCGCCATTTTGGCGAAATGATGAGCCCATCGAATCGCCGCCTCGCGTCCCCACCGCGGTGCGGCCGGTGAGCGGCGGAGGAATTGACCACCCTTCCCGCTCACCTTTCCCACCACCCAACCGGAGCCCCAAATTGGCGGTAGGCGTTACCCATCCTGTCCTTGGTGCCCCGACCTTCTGCGCCCTCCCCTATCCCGCCACCGGCCCGGTATGCTGGCCACGTGGTAAGCTGGGGTTGCTGTGCGCCTGGGTTGGAAGCCTGACGCATGATGCGGGCGGCGAACGGACCGTTCTGGCGCACGAAGCCGAGGGAGATCTGCGAGCCGAGTTAGGAAGCCAGGACGCTCACCTCCTCGGCTCCGCCGCGATGCCGCTCGCCGAAGCCATTTTCGCCGGGCAGCCGGTCACAGGCGTTGGGAATGGGCGCAAGTAGAAGCCAGTGGCGCCAGGTCGGCGACCAAGCCGGGAGGCTGAAAGCTTCCCTGACCTTTGGTTGGGTGAGGCACCCATCCCATTGAACACCGACACGGGCAACGAAGCCGGCAACGGCGCAGACGAATTGGTTCATGCTGCCCAT